TTAGCCTGTCTTTCCAAATAATTGCACGGCTTTTAATCCAGCCTCTGGTTGACTATCCGGAATCCAGGTAGCATAAACTTTGGCCGTCATTAGCACATTAGAATGCCCCAATTGTTTTGACACCCATGCCAATGGTTCGCCGGCGCTCAGCATCATTGATGCGAATGTATGTCGGGTCTGATAGGGCCGACGATAGCGAATCCCGGCTTTCTTTAATGCCGGTATCCATAGCGTTTTTCTGAGCGGCTGATCGCCTGTCCAGGGCTCTCCCGTTCTTGGATTATGGAATACTTTGCCGTCCTGAAGAAACGTAAACGCTTTCTGTGCCGTCAAAGCGGCAAGGGCAGGAGGTAATAATTTCACGTCACGCTCGCCAGATTTGGTCTTGGTTGTCTCAGCCTGGTTGGCATATTGTGTCTTGGCCCGTTCAACTCTAACGATGCTCCTAACCCAATCGATATCACCCCATTCCAATTCGATCAATTCAGATGTCCGAAGGCCTGTCCAGAAGGCAAACTGAATTATATTTTTTCCCTGCCCGACCAGGTTGGCCAGAATTAACTCCTGCTCATCTTTGGTGAATGGCTCAACATCTGATGATTTGGGCGGCATGGATTTTTTATAGGTCCAGCCGGCAATCGGATTGATATCAATCAGCTCATGATGCACGGCATCTGTTAGCGCTGCACGCAATGGACTGATAAGGTTTGATATTCGTTTATTACTACAACCCAAACTGCTGGCCCATTCCGCGATCGGCTTGCGCTTAAGCTCAACAAGCTGCATGGCGCCGAACTGCTCATTAATGATGCGAATCGTTTTGACGTAATCGTTGTATGTCGATGACTTAATTTGAGGCTGTTTACCGGCAAGCCATTCATTCAAATATTTTTCAACAGTCAGTTGCGGCTTGTCGGTAAACTTGGCGATGTTTTTGCTGCCAGGGAAGGTGACTTCATAATCGAACGTGTCATTGGCAATGGCATGTAGCACGGCGGCACGATGCCGCTCGGCTTTTGCTAAGTTAGGGGCAGTGGGCTTAAGTTTAATGCGCTCTCTGCACCTGATTCCTTTGTACGTGAACGTGATTTCAATCGTTGTTGCTGACGCTGCTTTGACGCCATTCCCATCTCTACCCATGTTTCATACCCGTTGATACTGATTAAAATGCGGCCATCGGCGGCCTTTACCCAGACACTATTCTCTAACCAAGTGCCATCCTTTATCTTATGCCGAATCGCATCTTCCGAGTAACCTGTTAACTCGCTAAATTTTCTGATTGTTACGTAGTTTGTCATAAAATTTCAGGACATTAGTGATATACAGCTAAACAGGTGTATTTCATGCGTTATGCCATCAAGGCCGCCCCTGAATCGCATACTGCCCCCAATATGAAAAAATCTTCTCAACATAAGTGCGTGTTTCGTGTGCATTGCTCGGGCCGGTAACTCTGTGCAGCTGAGTAATGATTGATGCATAGTCATTGGCTCCATTGCCCAGCTTTTGAGCTTTGAGAATATTTCCTGAGCCGGCGTTATAAGATGCCAGTGCCAGACAGTAGCGGTCGAGTTCCGGCCGTGGCGAGGTCCAGGTATCCCACATTTTGCGCATGTAGATTGCACAGGCTGGGATAGCATGAGATGGATTGAACGGGCTTGCATCAAGGATACCTAATTCTTTACGCAATATCGGTTTCATGTCGCTCCATGTTGGGGACATGAATTGCGCGATTCCTTCAGCGCCGGCAGAGGATTTTGCATCAGTTCTTAGTCCGGATTCCTGCATCAGCTGCGCTTTCAACAAGCGCCAGTCGGTGCCGGGCAAATAAGATGCGGCTGATATTTTGATCAAATGGTCGAAGTCTCTCATGCTGATTGCTCCTGTTTGATATTTTCAGATTCAACGACCAATGCTTTGCTGATGCCTGGCAGTTTTACTTTTCCGGTGCTTTTCAGTTCTTGGTTAATAAGATAAATAGTTCGGGTTGCAATGCGATCCATTGACGCCTTACTTTCTCCCTGGGCCGTTTTGCTTAATTGTTCTATAAGTTCTTTATGTGTCATGCTGCATCATCCTGCTTGAATTTCTCCCAGTGGGTAATGTAGTGCCGGATCAAACCCTTTTGCCTTTTCCCGGAACCCAGCTGTTTGATGAAATCGTCAATGCGGGGCAGCAGCTGCTGCCTGAGCATGTGGTTTTCGGCGTCTTCTTTGGAAGTATGTAGTTGACCATCCGGTGTGCGGTGAGCCTGTATGGTCTCGATATAGGGTTCCGGCATTTCGTCGCTATTCGGATCCGAATAGATCGACCAACCGATGGGCGTTATTTTCCAGCGTTTGTCGTCAAGATGTATTTCACTGATGTTGGCCATTTCCTTCAGTGCCGCGGCAATGGCGCTGACGTTGCTGGTGGCGGTCACTTGCTGGATGATGGCGTTTTCTGTCATGCCGTTGTTGTTGCGCATCAGCAGGTGGGCAACCTGCTCCTTGATCTGTTCTTTGATGTTTGATTTAGCCATTGTTATTGTTCCTGTAGATTAAAAATATCAGCTTGGTTGTTCAGGCTACTGATCCAGTTAACCGCCTGGGCAAATGCGTCGGCCTTGCTGCTTGCGTAACTGAATCGTTTATGGTGTTTAACGCCGTTGATATAGGCCCAGGCCTCGGCGTGCTCGCCGGCCATATGGCCGTAAATTTTGGCAACCGGCTCTCTGTCGATCTCCAGCTTGGCCGTGGCGATGGCAACAGGTTTGCCGGGGTTGTATTCGTGGCGTCCTAGCGGGGCAGTATGGTAGTAACCGTTACCGTACCCGCAAGTGCAAGGAATTAGGGCGGTCATATCGTTAAATCCGGCGCAATGGCTGAATGTCACGCTGTTGACGCGCCAGGCGTGCCCGGCGTTTTGCCTGGTCGGTCCGGTCGAATGCAATGATCAGTTCGTTGATCAGTCTTTGATGTTTTCGGTGTCTGTGTTTCATTATGCGTCATCCATTAAATTGCTGTAATGATTGGGAGCCCAGTGCTCGATCTGTTTCATCATGTCGTTATTTGTGAATACGGATCTGGAAATGATGAACCGGTAGCTGTCCATTGTTTCCGCTGCCGAGATCAGCAGGGCCTTGGCAATCGGGTCTATGACCCGGTCCTCCATGCTGTCAAGATAGTCGTTGATTTGTTCGGATAAGTTGCCAGGCATGTCGATCCTCTTATAACGTGTGCCGGTTACCGCATTTGTAGTGCTCCCATTGTTCCCAGAGCTGCTCAAAATGTTTCGGTCCGTCCTGGATCATTTCATGGGGTTCGTGTCTCAGTTCGACCCGACCGCGAATCACGGCCAAGGCGGCTTCATAGTGATCTGCGTCCAGGTTGCACAATTCGGTGATGCCGAGTTGGAATGCATGGCTGTTGTAAGCCGAAAGCAATACCTGAGCGGAAGCTCGTGAGCCGCCGGTATCGCACTGTGCGGTTTTGAGCAATAGAGCGACGGCCTCGGCATATTGCTCCGGGGTTATCTTCGGGCTATTGGATTCAGCATCGATCAAGGCAAGTAAGTTTTTTGTCATAAGGCCTCCTGGGGCTGTACCGGCTTGCAGTGCCGGCGTATTGGCTTTTATTTTTTCTATCATTTGTGCAATTTGCGGGTGCATGCAGGATGTCCCGTTTTAATCAATCCGGAAAAAAGCCCCGCAATGCCGCGGGACAGGTTCCAGGAGGAATAAACGTTATTGCATGTCGCATTCGGTCAGAACCTGGCCGTGTGCATGAATCATCATGTACTTAACCATGTCATGCGATACCAAGTGATCGGATTCAATGCCGGCGGCAACGGGCTCGCTATCGGCTTGCGCCAAGTGCGTGATGATGGCAAATACAAGGATCGTCAGAACAGCGGTGGCAAAGCGCTTCAGGACTGCCAGGGTTTCTGCTTTGCGCTTGGCTCTCAATCTGGCTTTAGCACTTTCACGCCTGGCTTTCAGGTCCAGATGGCGGCGCCAGTCATGCATGATGAGGTTGTTCGGCAGGGTGTTGTTGTTCATTGTTTTACTCCTGATAATGATGCTGATCTGAGCCCTGGCTTTTCGGCTTTGGGCTTCCCGTTAAATGGTTAGAGCAGTGGGATTCGAACCCACGAACAGTTCCGATACTTCTACGGCTACAGAACCTAAACGGTCTTCCCCATCATCATGCCGGTCTCTTTTCCGGGGTCCGCCGCTCGCCTTACCGTTAGGCTTATGCTCTAAAAAACCGTTAAATCCTGACGCCGTGCTGGTTGTAGGATTCTTCGTAACGGCTGGCGCCAATGGCGAGCCAGATGCCGGCAGCAATAGCGGTTAATGTCCCGGCTTTTTTACTGGTGCTTAAATGTGATCTGTTCCGTTTCAGCGACTCCAGTCTGTATCGCGCTTGTATTTTCAGGTGCAGGAAATATTTATATTCGTCGATCGTCATGCGGTTGCCGGGGTTACCCATGTGTTTTTCCTCGGTTTGTTGTAATGCACTGCTGATATCAAAAACTGCATCGGCCGTTGAATTATCAAATTCGGTGCAGTTCGTGATCCGAATTAATACTGTTTAATCTTTTTCAAACGCACTGAATCAATGCGTTTGAAAAAGAGCCCATAGGCACTGGGCTTGAGGGGAGCGCATTGTTATTCAGAGGAGGTGATAACGCTTGCTCTGTTAAAATATTAGCATAGCTAATATAAAAAACAATAGTATTGCTGATATTTTTTTTTCAGATAATAAAAATCTTGCTAAAGTAGCTGTTGTGAAAAGGCCGGTTGCCTGATGCAACCCATGCAGAATTTTTAGGCAATAAAAAACCCGCCGTAGCGGGTTTAAGGCCGGTTAGTAACCGGAATGTGATTTTTAAGGGATAACTAAAAAATGAAAATTGAAATATCAGACACTGAAAGCGGCGGGAGAATGGCCGCCAGAGAAGGCGGCGTTGTTCCGGAGAAATTAAATACGGCTAAAACACAGCGATTTTCACAAACGCGGCAATCGTTTGCGAGATAACCGTATTAATGGACTGCTTGCCGCCATCCTTAACCACGGCTTTAATCTTATCGGCAAAGCTGGTTTTTTCTTCGCCGGCAATGGCTTCCGGTATTGACTTCAACGTTGCCAAACCTTTGCTAGTGAGTCTTGCATGGGTAAGTGTCATGCCGTCATGGGTCGCTTTGCCGCAGACAATAAAGTGTTCTTCGGCCAAAAAAACTACTGTTGCGGCAAAATTTTTGGCCGTGTTTTCGCTTAAATCCGGCTCAAGATCGGCAAGCTTAAACGGATGCACTTCTTGGGGGAATGCATCGTAAAGGTGAGCTAAAACTAACGCTGTGCAGCGATTGAAATCATCCATATTACTCATAAAACCTCACATCCATCATGAAACTACATTTAAAAATCGATAATTACGGCTTATCACATAAATTGCTGACCAGCAGCGGCGAAGAGATTGAAGGCGTTATCGAAATCATCTTGCCAACAATCAATGCGAAAGGCGATTTTCCGGAAGTTCTTGTTAAATTCCACATGGATAGCGGCGTCATTCACCTTCATCCCGCTGAAGCGGATTTGTAATAAAAAGCCAGTCTTTTAGAGATATCTACGTTCCAGGCTGTATGGACAGCAGCGGTAAATGAATTCATTCAAAAATCATTGTGCGCTCCTGTAAGAATTGATTTGTTAAATTATAGTTTATTCGGATTGGATTGCTTAGGTTGGCATTACGGGCATTAAAAAACCCGCTCGGGGCAGGTTTTTAAAATATCCTAAATCTCAAGGGATACTGCTGTTTAGTATTAATTCTGCCCAAGCTTCTGTAGCCAGAAGTTCAAGCAATTCTAAGTCATCACCAGGTAAAGATTTCACAGCAACATGAGCCGCATTGTTATCACTTGGGGAATAAACAATACGAATATTCTTAATGTTTCGTTTTGTACACACTGATTCAATATCACTAACTTTTCCTAAGGAAAATCCGCTTTTTGGTTTTACAGCTAGATTACTGGCACGCATTTCTTCGACTGCTGCGATAATTTGATCCTTGCGAAGAGGGCGTTGAAAATACTCAAGCCATGTTGCTGATAAATATTTTTCAGTATCTCGTATTTTGAATGCCTCACTAATGATTCCAATAACTTCACCATTCTCATTTTTGCGAAGTTTGGTCCAAGGAATATATCTAATAATATGATTATCGGCTGGTATTTTAGTATTTTTTCTAGGAGGCATCGACAAACCAGCACTCAGGATCATAGGGTGCTAGCACAGCATTCAATCTGGTTAAAGGGATATCCCCGGCAGCACTTTCACGATTTCCTTCAATATATTTATTTACAACCCAACGGATCCTATCCCCTGGCAAGCATTCTATGGTTAACCTATCTTTTTCTATGGACCACGTTGCAATAATATGGCCCTCGCTTGTTGCGCCAAGGCCTGGTCGCCTGACCGGCCATATCAGTAAGAGCATCCGCAGTAATGTGGCGAAAGATGCCTCTGTAATTGGTGTGTCGTCATCCTCCCAGTTTTCGGCATCCATTAAATCATCAAGTTGTGAAAAAAATCGAGAACGCCATTCACTAGGGAGATACATAGCTACTGCTGCTGTTTTAATTTTGCAGGAAGCTCGAGCCTCAAAGAGCCTATCTTCAAGCGAAGCAATGTCCCTTGGTACTTGTTGCGTATGATCGCCAGCCCCAGTTTTATTTAATTTTAAAGGGCTTAATGCCTGCTTTATAGTTTCCGCTAGCTTTTGTGGATCTTGGATGACATACGATTGATCGTAAAGTTCTGACGGGGAAACTCTACTAGAAGCAAGTTGAAGTATCATTAGTTGAAGATCTCCTCAGTTCGGGGTGTTATACATTGCTGAAATATATTATTTTTAAGATGACCTGCTTTGATGAGTATTGGCAACAAATCATCATCATTTAGCGGTATTTCTTTAGTCCTAAATACGTCAATATCAAGCAACAAAGATATAGTATTGATTAAAGGTGACGGCTGGATTGTCGAAGTAATGGTTGTGGACCATAGTGGATCAGATGTAGGTTTAGTAATCTGAATAAGGTAATTATCCAATGGTCTATCATTAAATACAGGAACATTCGGATAGAAGGTTAGATAATCTTCAATATTAATATTGTCAGCCTCATCAACTGGAATATCAATTCTATTAATATAGCGGACACCTAAACGAGAGATGGGTCGAGTTTTGGCGATACCTTTCCATATTTTCCAGGCTGAGATAACTTTGGCATGAATAGCCGCCCATCCTTGGTAAGGCGCGAGGCGCGCTATTATTAAGTTTTGTGGTGCAATAATTACAATATCAGCTTGATCATCAGAAGATAAACGAAAGCCTTTCTGGCGCTGACTCACTGTCACATCACCAGCAGCTGGATTGGGCCCTATATTGATTCCGACTTCGTTTTGAGGTTGCGAGTTTGGATAATGTTTCTTGAGCTTCGCAGCAAGTTTTTTTAGTTCAGTTTGGGTCAACGCGCGATCTACACGGATTTCAATCACAGCCTCAACGACTGGTGGATGTAAATAGGTTCTTGGTTCTACGTTAGTGCTTAATTGCATAAAGTTATTTCACACATTTTTCTAAAAAATATGGATATAAAAAACAATTAAAACCAGCATCTAATGATAGTTGCTTTAAGTTCATATACGCTTCCGTTCCACCTGGAGTTTATTTCTATGGCTTTTAGAATTGATCATCTTAAAGCTTGAAATCTTTACTTTTTATAATTATAGACACTAATTTAAATAATTTAGTGCAACAAAAAACCTCGAAAACAGCTGTGTTTTTGAGGTTTTTTGCCATATCAATGTATCATTTTGCTCAATTAGAAGTCAATTTCGTCCGGCGGCTAATTGGCTTTTAATGTGCTATTGCACTTTAGATAGCATAATTTAATGCATAATAGTCAGCTCTGTATGCGTCAGTTCTGAGATGAGCGTCATGTATTTTTTATAGTCGTCAGATGAGTCCATATTAAATATTTTGTGACTGTATTCTTCGGCCATATTGATGTGCTGGATAATCTCATTTTCCCTTTTTGGGGTCGCTGAATAAACAAAATAGCAATTAACAGGACTGCTGAGCACCTTTTTACTCATCATAAAGGTCATGATCTTTAATGACGTTTCTTTGAGCTTGCTTTGCGCATCATTCACATTAAAGTCCACCACCTCGGAAAGATGGTAAATGCCGTTCTTTAATAGAAAATCAGCGGTTAACCCCATGTTTTCATTAATAGGGTAGTTGGGTACTATTTTATGTTTGCTTAGCTCTGACACGTCTTTTGCCAACAAGTTAAGCGCCTCGAATTTATGCTTTAATTGCGTGCTTAATCGCGACGTGCGGATGCTTTTTTCTTTGCTGGCGAAGGGCTTTACCAAGTCGTTAAATAACCGATCTACCTTGTTTTCATACTGGCTTAGCTCATCAACGGCAAACTGGCTTTTGTTGGAAAGAAACACGCTATCACTGAGGAGGGATAACAATTGATATTGTTCATCCGATGTTTCGGCTACTTGCACCAGGTGTTGGATGGATTCTTTAAGTTGGTCGATATCCAATTGAGATGACTCGCCATCGATCATGCGCACTTTGGCTGAAGATGACAAAACTTTTACATCAATGCCGGATTCCCGAAACACAACAAGACCCAGATTAATGGTCTCGCCGCGCTTGGGGTTCGGCATGTAACGAATAAGTGCATAATCAAACCAGATCATTAGTAATCTCTTTTTTTAAAGTCAGCAATCTATCTTTAAAGTGTTGGGTATTCCACCAGGCTATTATCCCGTTAGATTGTTTCTTTGTCATCCATGATTCCGGTATTTCCGAGAGAATCTGCTCGATTGTTGATGGTTCTATCTGGCTGAGTTCATCAAGCGTTTTTTCTGATTGTTGCCGATCAAATCTGCCAAATTTTTTGATTATATTGATGACCATTTGCGTCTTGCATTGCTTGTCTATCGCTTGCAGTCCCGCAAAATCTATTTCATACCATGCCCGGCTGTAATCAAACGCCAAGGCAATACAGCTATTATAACTTTGTCTGAACAAAAAGTTTCCGAAGTGCCGGTCAATATTATTGATGAATAAATCAAACGCATAGACCTTACCGAAAAACTGATCAAGCGCTTTTACTTTAGTTGCGCCCGTCAGTATTTTTGCGGCTTCATTAACTCCTGAGATACGGTAAACACCGCCTTCCCATACTGAACCAAATGCCAGTTCGCCATCCTTAAGCATCACAATGTCAAATTCCGGAGTCGCTATATTGACGCGTCTGGCGAGTTCGTAACAGAAGAGCTCAGTTGCTGGAATCATGTTGTTGCCGTCACAGACACGCTTTATAGCATAGTCTTTATTGTTGCGCCCGGTGCCGATTAATGACAGATCGGCGCTGCCCTGGTCATTCGGATAAAGATCGATAATCTCTACAGGAAATAATTCTCGCTGATACTGAAGCGCTGGGCTTTTTTTGGGATTTGCTATTTCAATAATGGCTGTTGCTTTGGTCATAAAATCCTATTTTTTCAGTTTATCCGTCATTATCTGGAGGATTTCGATGCTCTTTTTGTCAATTTCACCGGAGGATGAGAGATTGATTAGGTTATGGATCAGTTTTTTCGCTTCTTCGGGTAAATCTGCTAAGGCCTCGGCATCACTAGCGAGCGCAGATTCGTTCAAATGTGTTTTGTCTTTGTCGATGGCGATTGGCGATCTAGGTCGAGCCGTTTCATCAACCAGAATATCAAGAGAAGGTCGTATGTCATTAGGTTTACAACCTAATAGTTTCGAGAATTTTATAATAGCATCAAGATTGAGTCGTATCTTACCATTTAAGTATTGGCTAACAGCCCCTTGAGTATCAAAACCTAATTCTTCAGCAGCTGATTCCTGGGTTAACTTAATTCCTCGTTCGCGCAATTCCTTTTTCTTTTTATCCCATATTTTTTTTAGAGCTTCTGCTTCTCTCTTTTCTTCATCAGTAAGTTCGGGTCTTTTAATCATAAGACTAATTATTAGTTTTGCTAATAAACAAAACAAATAGCAAAGCTATTGTTTGTTGATTAAAATAAATAGCTCTGCTAATATTTTGTTGTAATGAATTTAGAACAGTTCGTAAAAAAACATAAAACACAAGTTGCAGCGGCTAAAGCCCTTGGGTTATCTCAGGGAATGATCTCGCATCGTCTGAGCGGTCGTTACAAAATGACTGCTAATGCTGCCATCGATCTTGAAAGGAGATCAGGTGGGGAAATCTCGCGTTACGATCTATTGCCCAATATTTTTGGCACTCCAGATGATCAGGACACCGCAGCATGATCAATCACGGCCGGCCAGAATCTTTTGTTAGCACTCTTGGCATTGTGGTCGGCCGTGGCCCTTTTTCGGCGGAGTAGAGTAGTGGCAACTCGTGAGTCTCATAAGCTCAAGTTCGCAGGTTCAAATCCTGCCTCCGCAACCCTTTTTAAGGATTTTCGATGAAAAGCAGGATAGAAGTCGATCCCAACGATCCCTCCGGCAAGGCTTTTGTCGGATGGAACGATTACGGTGACGACATTAAAAATTTGACGTTCGCCTTGCGCGATGTGTTGTATCAGATTCAGGACCAGCCCAAGGCTACGCCGGCGGCGTGCGACAAGAATCTCAGGTTTATCGACACGGCGTTTTATGCCAATGCGGTGAATACTTACGCTCATTATATTTCGAGGTTTATCGAGGTTACTGTCAATCCCAACAGCCCCTCCGGCAAGGCCTTGGTCGGCAGGAACGATTACGGCGACGACGTATTGAATCTTGTCGCGGCTTTGCGCGACGTGTTGTATCAGATTCAAGGCCAACCCGAGGATACGCCGGCGACGTTCGATAAGAATCTCAGGTTTATCGATACGGCGTTTTATGCCAATGCGGTGAATACGTATCAGCATTATTTGCCGAGATTGCTTTCTATGGACGACAGGTCGCCCAATGCGCGGCTGATTAGCGTCGATTCGTCATAGTCTTTCGGCTGTCTTAGCCGCGCCATTTGCCGGCAGGATTCGAGCAGCCTGGTGCAGCATTGCGAGACGTAGGGCGAAACGCCGAATGACTGGATTTGCGTGCAGGCTAATTCGATTCGGGGCAGTATCGATTTTCGGCTTTTTGGGGGTGATGTTTTAAATGTTTCAAACAGTTCTTTTAATTCGATGATCCATTTTGTTGAGTTCTGCATGTGTCTTCCTGATGGGATGTTAAGGCTACCCGCGCCGGATGTGCCGGCGGTGGGGCTTTTTCAAGCATAGGTTATCTCATGCGGAAACTCAGCAATAGGGTCGTTATTTCGTATTTTTGGAGGGGTTATGCGGTTAGGTAATGCGGGGACGTTGACTAAAACACAGGTCCAGATCGTGCAGGCGTTGTCGGACGGCCTGACGGCGGAGGAGGTCGCCAACGCGCGGTTCCGTTCGCTGGGCACGATTCGCAAGCATATCGAACAGGCCCGCGAGCGTCTGGGCGCCCGCAATATAGCACAGCTGGTTAAGCTGGCGTTGCAGCAAGGGTTGATTCAGTCGGTGGTGCTGATGGTGGTGATCGGTTCGGCAACGAATGGCCAGGATCAACGGCGGATGCGGCTGACGCGGTCGTTTTCGGTAGTGTCGGGCCGGGTTGTCCGGCATGAGGTGTGAATGCGGCTCTTGTATTGCCTGGCGCTTTTGGTGTTCTGCGTGTTTTGGCTGATTAGCACGCCGATCTATTTTTTGACTAAATGCTGTGAGCAATTCGATGTGTGGTGGAGCAGGGTGATGGAGAAGTTGTGGGAGGGGTTATGAATTATTCGTGGGCGGTTCCGGCGATTATTTCGGTGGTGGCGTTTGCCTGGGTGGCGCTTTGGCCTTCCCGCGGCGATTACTTCCGAGGCATCGAGAAGGTGGTGTTTTATCCACTGGCCGCGATTGTGTCATTGCTGGCGTGGTTGCTTTGGGCGCTGCTGTAGTTGTTGGATAAAGGCTGGAGAGGATTGTGAGAGATCTGATCGTTCTGGGCATGGCCGCGATTTTTTGCACGGCGCTGTTGGCGGTGTTGAAGCTGGCCGGCGTGCTGTGTGGTTCATGGTTGGTGGTGATGTCGCCGGTTTGTTTGCTGTGGGCTGTTGAGTTGTTGGGCGGGGTTGTATGGCTGGTGTGGTTTCGTCCTTCGCTGGGCGATGAATCGGAGATGCACTTTTGATTATTGGACTGGTGGGCACTAACGCAGACACGCAGGCAGTTTCCGCGCGCCTGGCGGGACACGGTTTTCATGAGCTTGAAAACGAGTATGAGATCAGGTTGTTCGGAAACGACAACCTGGTGTTCCCGAACGTTAGGCATGAGCACAAGGCGCTTTTTCTTCGCGAGGCGGGCGCATTGATTATTCATGTTGTCCGCGAGGGCGATGAGTCGGGCGATCATGGAGTGGCGATTCATCCTGGTGATGCGGTGGTCGGGGCTAATGGTTCGTTCGAGGGGCTGTTTGACCGGGTGCGGGTTGCGATCGATAAGCGGTTTGGAAAAGCGGCGTAATTTTAAAAATGTGGGAAGTTAAAAAGGTGGGGAAGTAATGGCTAACGGTTCATACATGCCAATTCAAGGTTACGCGCTATTTGTGAGAATGGAAGTACTTAATGAGGAATGGGCGAGGCGTAATCATGATGGCCAATCATTGGCGAGATTAGCTGAACGAGGCGGATTATCAATTTGCGAGGCGGCAGCTATTGTCGAGCGACGTCCATGGAAAATGATCAGTGATATGGAAGCGTTCACCATACTGAGATCAGCTAGGCCTGCGAAGTGGAACGGTATTAGTGGTAACGAAGCACAGGTCGTCTTGAATTCTCTTAAAAAGTAACTGAATCGCATTATTACGAATGCTTAGCCTCCTCGACTATCAAGATGCCGCCGTGAATGAGCTGGGCGCAGCCTATGCCGCAGGCTATCAGGCCCCGCTATTTGTGTTGCCCACGGGGGGCGGGAAGACCGTCGTTTTTACCTATATGGCCATGCGGGCGGCCGCGCGCGGCCGATCGGTGCTGTTGTTGGGGCATCGCCGGGAGCTGATCGGCCAGATGTCGGCAGCGCTGAAGCGCTGGGGTTGCAGGCACGGCATTATCACGCCGGATGCTAGGCCGACCAATGACCGGGTGCAGGTCGGCATGGTGCAGACCTTGGCCAACCGCGTGCGTTTGGATCGCGGGGGGAGGTATAGGTTCGATTTTGTGATTATCGACGAGGCGCACCATGCCACCCGAAAATCAACCTGGGGCACGGTGCTGCAGCATAACGCCGGGGCGAAGCTGCTGGGCGTGAGCGCGACGCCGTGCCGGTTGGACGGCAAGGGGCTGGGCGTTCATGCCCATGGATTTTTTGATCACATGGTGCTGGGCCCGAGCATGTCGGAGCTGATCGAGCGCGGGCAGCTAGTGCGGCCGGTGGTGTATGCGCCATCGACGTCGATCGATCTGTCGGGGGTTAAAAAAAGAGGCGGCGATTTCGTCGTTTCTGCCTTGGCGGGGGCGGTAGACCGCGCGCCGATTACGGGCGATGCCGTTGAGCATTACCGGCGCTTTGCCGATCGGCGCAGTGCGATCGCGTTTACGGTGACGGTCGAGCATGCCGCGCATGTGGTGGAGCAGTTTAAGGCGGCCGGCTATCAGGCGGCGATACTAACGGGCGGCACGCCGGATAAGGAGCGGGCGCGGATGATCAGGGATTTGGGCAATGGCGGCTTGCATGTGCTGGCGAGCTGTAATGTGGTCTCGGAGGGGACGGATATTCCGGCGGTTTTTGCCGCGATCCTCCTCCGCCCCACCGAGTCTTATGCGCTGGCCATGCAGCAAATCGGCCGCGCGCTCCGCGCCTCCCCGGGCAAGGATAAGGCGGTGATCCTGGACCATGCTGATAATGTGCGGCGCCATGGCCTACCGACTGACGAAGTGGAATGGTCATTGGATGGGCTGGAGCGCAATTCTAAAAAACGAGGCAATGCGCCGACCAAATTTTGCACAGGGTGCAGAACTTATATGCCGCTGGCGGCGACTATCTGCACGGAATGCGGAACGGAAGTGGAGAGAGAAGGAGGCGCTGCGCGCGGTGATTTTATACGTACGCGCGAGGGGCAACTGGTGGAACTGACGCCGGAGATGGCGGCGCAGATTCGCCAGAAAAAGGCGTCCGAATTGAAGGGCGCGCGTACGCGGGCTGAGCTGATCGCCCTGGGTAAATCAAGAAATTACAAGAATCCAAGGTATTGGGCGGACAAAATTATTGAGGAACGCCAGCAATATTCTGCGAACAGAAAGACATTGAATTTGGGGAGCTACCGTGGCCGATAAAAAACAAACAATAAGAACGCCATTATTGGAGAGACCGACTGGCTCACAACCAGAAAATTTAACTGATTTGATGTGGGTAATGGCGGCAAACATTGAAGATTCGATTATGGCGTCGTCTAGTGCTGTTGGCGGTAAAGATTACACCGTAATGGATCTATATAAATTGGCGGCTCCATTTGTTTTGAAAGTTTGGGAACATGCGCCTGGTGTTAGCTTCGACACTTCTTGGCCTGATTACACGGATGAAGATGATGAGCTTTTTTAGTCAAGAAGATCAAACCAGCTTCCTGAATGCGATTGCCGGTGCAGGCCTGAGCCCGCATAAACCGCTGACGCTGGAAACCGACGGCAAGATTTGCCGGTACCGGATTGCGAATGACAAGACCGGCTCTTCAAACGGCTGGTATGCGCTGTACAGCAATATGGGCATCTATGCCGGGGCGTTCGGGTCGTGGAAAACCGGCGAGTCGCATACTTGGTGTTCGAAGGGCAAAAATGAGATTTCGCGGGCCGAGCGCGAAGCGTTGCGGCTGCGGTATGAGCAGCTGAAGGCGGAACGGGCCGCCGAGCAGAAACAGATTTGGGCCGATACCGCGAAAAAGGCGGATCGGCTATGGAATATTGCCAAGCCGGCGACGGCCGGTTCTGGCGATAAAGGGGCGCTGCCATCGACGGATGTGCATGCGTACCTGGTTGCCAAGGGCATCAAGCCCTTTGGCGTGAAGGTGCTGAATAACGGCCTGGTGGTGGCTGCCCGTAACGCGGCGGGCATGATCACTACCTTGCAGTTTATTCAGCCGGATGGGAGCAAGCGGTTTTTGACCGGCGGGGAGATTATCGGCTCTTATTATGCCATCGGCAAGCCGAACGGTATTTTGTTGATTTGTGAAGGCTATGCAACCGGTGCAAGCCTCTATGAAGCGACGGGGTATGCGGTGGCGGTGGCGTTTAACGCGGGCAATTTATTACCCGTGGCAACGGCATTACGGAAAAAGTTTCCGGATTTAACCCTCATTGTCTGTGCGGATAATGACGTGGCAACGGATGGCAATCCTGGTTTGAGCAAAGCACAAGAATGTGCTGGGCAAATCAACGGCATGCTCGCGGTGGCGAAGTTCCAAGAATCAGCTTCAATAGATGGGAAGATTCCGACCGACTTTAACGATATGCATCGTTTGCTCGGATTGCCCGCAGTGGCGGAGGTCATCGCCCAAGCGCTTAGCGCCGGTAATGACTCAAGCCACGCGGCCGAAGGTCCGGCCGAGTCTCCGCCCTCCAAAGGGGAGACGAAAGCGCCCAGGATGGGGCTAAAGGAGTTTGAGGCGTTGATCGAAGATGCCGACGACTTTGATTTTTTGACTGATGTGTTGCTGAGGCAGATTGCCAAGGCGCAATTGAAGCAACCGGCTGTCGAGGCATTGCTATCGAAGATCGCCAAGAAAGCCGATACCACGAAGGCGTCGTTGCTGGATGAGTACAAGGGGCATGCTGCTCGTTTCGGACCGAATGTGCCTGAGCAGACCAGTGACGATGATGTCATTACTACGCTGAATGAGAGTCATGCGGTGCTGCCGATGGGCGGCCGGGTGGTGATCATGAATCGCGAGTTTGATCCGGTGCAGGGTAAAAAGCTGATCACGTTTTCCAGTAAATCCGATTTTGAGCTGAAGTATTGCAACCGCAAGGTGTACGACCGAGGTGATGAAATGGGCTGGGGCGAGTATTGGCTGAATCACCCGCAACGGGCGGAGTATAAGGGCATGGTGTTTTTGCCCGGGGAAAACGAGCCTGGCTACTTGAATTTGTGGCAGGGCTGGGGGTTGGAGGCCGTCAAGGGCGACTGCTGGCGCTACCTGCAATTTGTTAATGAGGTGATCTGCAGTGGCGATGATGAGCTGTACGATTACATTATCAATTGGGCGGCGCATCTGGTGCAGCGTCCGCAGGAGCTACCGGAAACGGCGCTGGTGTTTCGCGGCCGCGAGGGGATCGGGAAAAATACGTTTATCGATCCTTTGTCGCAGATCGTGGGTCGTGAGCATTATTTAATGCTGTCGTCGCTGAATCAGGTGACCGGGCGGTTTTCCGGGCACTTGGCCAATGCCTTGCTGATTTTTTGTAATGAATCGGTGTGGGGCGGCGATAAGTCGGCGCAGGGTGTGCTGAAGTCGATGATTACCGATCCGATCCAGCCGATCGAGTACAAGGGCCGGGATTTGTCGATGGTGAAATCGTTCCGGCGCTGTATTTTCGCAACCAATGAACAGTGGGCGGTACCCAGGGGGGTGGATGACCGGCGTTATGTGATTACCGATGTGTCGGATGCGCGCAAGGGCGATTGGCAGTATTTCAAGGATCTGAACGAGCATATGCGCGACGGCGGTACGGCGGCGCTGTTTGGTTATCTGCTGGATCGCGATATCAGCGACTGGCATCCGAGGCAGATACCTGGGCACATTCTGAAACGAGGCTGGGAGATGAAGATTATGTCGGCCGGGTCGGTGGTGCGTTGGTGGCTGGATATGCTACAGCAGGGTTATCTGTATGAGACCGATGCCTATGCGGAGGATGCGCAATTCGTTTGGCCGGAGCGGTGCCCTTGGAAACAGGTTGAGGCCGCATATTTGCGGCACTGCAATCAGTATAAGGTGACGCATCCAGAGCATTCTTCGATCGTGGGGCGAATGCTGCACGATTGGGGGATCAGGACCAGCAGGCCGCGCGATGCCAGCGGCGGGCGCTATCTGGAATATTTGATTCCGGCGCTGGATGAAGCGCGGGCGATTTTCTCGGACCGGTTCGGTATTCCGGAGACGTATTGGGAGGTTCATGACCGTGGCAATGCGTTTGCGTGACTATTTAGATATCGCCGACAGATTTTTCGTTTCAGGCGGGGATTGTTTTGTCTCTTGAAACAATGGCGGTCGTGGTGGTCGCCCTGGTCTGGGATAGTGGTCATGGATATTAAAATTCCGCAAGCCGCGTGTTTTCTGGGCTGGTCAGGGTGGTCAGGGATGTCGGGGGTGGTTTTTTGCTGCTATAGCGGCGCTGTGCCATAGCCCCTAGTAGTGCGAGAGCGAATGATGTTTTTTTATTTATTATTTTTATCCAAGACCAGTATGACCAGTATGACCAAGCCAGTAAATTCAATGGTTCTGTGGTCATGGGTTGGGCGTGGTGGTCATAGGTATTGATCCAAATGGGGGCAAGTGTGGCAAGTGTTGCTTTTATCAGTGTAACCGGCGCCAGAACGGTGAATTACGGGGAGTCATCCCGTGGTTCCTTTCATGCGCTGTTGAATCGGGTTGAGATGGCGGGGTTATTGTCTGGATTGGATGCCCATGAAACCAATTTGGTATTGGCCAAGTACCGTGATGACGAGGCAGCTGAGCGGGCATTGCGGGCACATGTCCGGCTGTATGCCGTAGGCTTGGCATTGGAAGAGCAGTGGAAGATCACCAAAGGCCGCCCAATCGTTTGCAATATGGGAGCGCTGGCCGTATTCGAAGTGATTAGTCCGGGCTGCTGCCGACGCTGCAACGGTACCGGCATGGTTTTTAATCATGCCTGCAATACGTGCAACAGCTCCGGATATAAGCCTGCCAGCGGCAGAGCCAAAGCCGAGTTTGTCGGCGTTCATAAATATCAATGGCAACAGGTTTGGAATGATAGATACGAAAGAATTTATCGTTACGTACTCGATATGGAAGCATCTGTCGAAACCAAGCTAGCGAAAGTAAGCGCATGAACGCCATGAATGAGGAGGCGGGGACCCTGGCACCTCAAGAATTACCAACGGGTGCAAAGGCTCCCGGTTTTTTTGAGTTTTTGGGGTTCCATGGGTCTCAACGTATGTCATGCCATTATTTCCTAAGTTGTTGTTATTATGTGTAAATTTGTTGATTTTTTGTTTTGGTATGGCGACTGAAGTTGCATCAATCAATGACTGGTTTAGCTGGTCTTTAAACCAGCTGTCCCGGGAGTTCGGCATTGCTCGGGAGACTGTGCAGCGCCGGCTGCGCGATGCGAACGTGAATCCATCCGGAGAACGTAGAGGTCACCCTGTTTACAGTGTTGGCCAAGCGGCCAAGGCAATTTTATTGCCGCAGTTGTCCGATGGCGCTGTGCATAACGATCCGGACCGAATGTCGCCGAAGGAGCGCGCGGATTGGTTCAAATCCGAAAACGACAGGATCAAGTTTGAGCGGGAATCCGGCGTATCCGTTTATGCGAACGAGTCTCGCGAACAGATGGCGTTGATTGCCAAATCAGGCCTGCAAGTGCTGGAAACCCTGCCCGACATCCTCGAACGCGACTACCGCCTGGAGCCAGAAATCATCGAAAGCATCGAATCCAGGATCGACGCTCTCAGGGAGCAATGGGCTGATTTGCTGGAGGAACTGGAATGAGCATGGCGGCAGCGGGTATCCGGCGCGGCATAGCCAAGCTGGTGCGCCCGCGGGAGCGCATCTCCGTCACCGATGCCGCCGAACGCTACGTTAACGTGCGGACGGCGAGCGGCGGCGTTGATAAGTGGAAACCGGAGCTGACGCCCTACATGATCGAGCCGATGAATTGCCTGAACAGCCGGCATTATGACGCGGTCATCTTTGTCGGTCCGGCGCAATCCGGTAAGGCATTATCGCTTGATACTCCTATCCCAACTCCAAGCGGTTGGACAACAATGGGAGACGTAGCAGTCGGCGATATTGTGATAGGCAATGACGGCAACCCGGCAGAAGTCGATTTTGTGACTTTACCCATGCTTGGGCATGACTGTTACCGTATAACGTTTTCGGACGGTGAAAGCATAATTGCCGACGCCGAACACCTTTGGACCGTTACCCAGTTCAATCGGGATGGCACATTAAAAATGTCAGCTAACATCACGCTCGAAACGCAAGATATGGCCACGCGATTCGCGCATGGATCCAGGCGGTTATTTGCTGTAGAAAACAGCCGTCCACTCCAATTTCCAGATAAAGAATTACCGGTTGACCCCTATGTATTGGGCTTATGGCTGGGTGATAGCGATTCGAATCATAGCAGAATTACAACGCATGATTTAGAACTAATAAAACACATCGAACAGGCAGGGCATGTAGTCGAAATAACAGCGGACAAACGGCGAGAAAATCTATATCGTCTAATAATCGATAGAAAGCCGCTCGAAGGTGATATTTGTTTCCGGGGGCATGATAAGCGGGTTGTTGGTACAACATCAATGGGGCATTGTTTGAAGTGTAATGCACAAAATAGGCGGCATCGAAATCACGGCATCAAGTCTGATGAGGCTGTCAACAAGCATAACGGATTGTCTACGCGACTCAGGAAACTTGGCGTATTAATAGACGATGGATGTGCAAAACACATTCCGAACAATTATCTCAGAGCATCATATGACCAACGACTCGCCCTTCTTCAGGGTCTCATGGATAGTGATGGCACCTGCTGTAAGTCCAGCGGTTCATGTTCCTATACCAGTGTTGAAAAAGCTCTGATTGACGGCGTTTACGAGCTGTTGATGACGTTCGGCATAAAAGCGAGGATCAGAAATAGGCAAACCTTTGCTTATTCCAAAGGACAGGCCAAAAAAGGCAAACCCTCCTGGACTATTGACTTCCATGTTTACGATAACTTTCCAGTATTCAAGCTGACAAGAAAACGCGCTCTGCTCAGGCCAGAAAATTTGGCGGGTAATCGAATTGCGGAAAACAAGCGCCGCAGAATCACTAACATCGAAAAGACAGCATCGGTTCCGGTCAAATGTATACGCGTCAAAAACGAATCGCATCTGTTTTTAGCCGGAAAAGGCATGATACCCACGCACAATACGCAGGGCCTGATAACCAACTTCATGGCTTATGTGATCAAATGCGATCCGGCAGACTTTCTGATCATGCAGACGACCAAAGGGACGGCGCGCGATTTCGACACTCAAGTCATCAAGCGCGCATTCCGCGATAGCCCCGATCTGAAGCAAGAATTAGCGCCAGGCAGCAAAAGCGACAATACCTACGACAAAGTGTTCAAGTCCGGCGCCATCCTGTTTCAACGCTGGCCCTCGATTAACGAAATATCCGGCAAGCCGCTCAAATACGTGCTGATTACGGACTACGACCGAATGACGCAAAACATCGATGGCGAAGGCTCACCGTTCGCACTGGCCCAACAACGGACCGCCAAATTTCTAAGCCGCGGTATGACGCTGGTGGAAACCTCGCCCGGCTTCGAAATCACCGATCCCAAACACAAAAGCCACTACAGACATGAGGCGCCGCCGTGCGGAGGGGCCTTGTCGCTGTTCAACATGGGCGACATGCGGCGCTGGTACGTGCAATGCCCCGAATGCGGCGAATATTTCATGCCGCCGCCCGACGAGAGAGGCCTGAGCTTCGCCCATGATCGCGATTTATTCGGTGCCACCTTAACAGAGATAACCGTGCCGGTCAGATATCAGTGTACCGCCAACGGCTGCCTGATCGATTTGCACCACAAACGCAACATGAACAAAACCGGACTATGGGTGCCGGAAGGATGCGCGATCGAAAACGGCAGGATAGTGGGGGAAGGCCTTAAAAGCCGGATCGCCTCGTTCTGGTTCCCGGGGATTCTAGCCGCCTACTCGGAGCCCGACAGCCTGGTCGAAAAATACTTAAAAGCCTACCGGGAATATGACATCACCCGATCGGAAGAAAACCTGAAAACCATCATTAACGTCAATTTTGGCGCCCCCTATTTGCCCAAGCGCATGACCTCCGACGTCAGCGCCGCCGACTACGAGCGCCGGGCCGAGGACCTGCCCAAGCGCGAAGTCTGTAAAGGCGTGCGCTTCCTGATCGCCACCGTCGACATCCAGAAAAATCGCTTCGAGGTCCAGGTCCACGGCCACGGCGTCCATAACGAAATCTGGCTGATCGACCGCTTCGCCATCACACTGTCCAATAGAGAGGCGGGCGGCGAACCCCTGACGATCGACCCGGCCGGCTACATCGAAGACTGGCTGCTGCTGGAAAGCAAAGTCATCCGTAAGCGTTACCCCTTGGCTGACGGTTCCGGTCGCACTATGGGCATCCTGATCACCGCCAGCGACTCCGGCGGCGAAGAAGGCGTCGCCGAACGGGCCTACACCTTCTGGCGCGAAATGAAGAAAAAGCAACTGGACCGCCGGTTTATCCTGGTCAAAGGCGAACGGCCCAAGCGCACCGCCAACAAGCCGAAAATCACGCTGACCCATCCGGATGCCTCCAGCAAGGCCGCGCGCAAGGCCAAAGTCGTCGGCGAACTGCCGCTATGGCTGGTCAACACCACGCTGATCAAGGACCTCATTAGCGCCAACCTCAACCGCATCGAGGCTGGCCAGAACTACATCCACTTCCCCAACTGGTTCAGCAATGCCTTTTATGAGGAGCTGGTCGCCGAAAATCGCACCGATGATGGGTGGAACAAGCCCAGCGGCGCGCGCAACGAATCCTTTGACCTGCTGTGCTACGACCACGCCGCCTACCTGGTCAAACTGCAAAACCACTGGCAAAAGGAAATCGACTGGAACCATCCGCCGCTATGGGCCGCCGAATGGGACGAGAACAGCGAGGTTTATCACGGCGATTCCGGAATGGCCGCGGCGGTTGGCTCGGATACGGAGAAAAAAGCGGAAGTCAGGGTGAGGGCGGCCAGGATGCGGGTGAGGCGGTGATTAACCGTATAGCGGCCAGTTGCTGAATCGCTTGGGTAAGTCAGCTGTACATATTAGTATTGAAGTTATCCGGGGCTGTTTCGTGAAAATTACGTAGGTTATCCCGTTTAGAACGACAATGTTTTCGGAAAAATTGTTTTGATGCTGTGGTCCAGTGTGTAAGATATGCAGATCTAGAGAATCACTTATTAGGCAAATCAATTTAACACGGAGAGAGTATGGCAATGCGGTTAAACCGTCTTGAGTCGCTGCATCAGGACATGAATGCTCAAGGCATCATAAAAAACAGATTCGTTTTTAATTTTAGGAACTTGGAATTTTCTGTTGTTTATATTGCCGAAAACTTCCCTCATATCCTCTTATTTGGCTGTATTGCCCACCAATTATTCTTAGTTTTAGAAGTTAATGACCGATATGAGATTGCAACGTATCTGGGTGATAACTATCGAGCTTTAGTTGATGCGTTAAATTTAGAATACGACCCTAACAACCCTTTTCGTCCTAATGTCTTCTTTGATGAGTTCAGTCTAGCTATCCCAATGACTGCTAATGCGAATAATACTCCAACAATGACTGAGGTTGCGGTACTGAGTCGGGACGTTGAAGAAGCGGATAAGATTCATTTTTGCGGGTGGCGTCCTCATGATGGTGTTAATTCAAACGCCCGTTCTGGAAACTTGCATAAAACTTTAAGACTCTGTGGTGCAGCTGCACACAAAGTTTGTCGAGAGTATAACATCAGCAGTCGCTGGACAGATGATGCTAGTAAAGCGGTTCCTTATTATCCTCCAAATACTTAACAAAACGCGATACGTCGTGGATGGCCTTTTTACGCTTCGCTGCAAAAATGCCACTGGTGCGCTCAGCGTTATCTATTACATAAACAAGCAAAGGAAATCATGGATTGGAAACAATTTGTTGTAGGCGTAGTTTCTAGCATCGCTTGGCCAGCGGTTGCCATTACGTTCCTGTTCGTATTCAAGAGCGAGTTGGCAAAGATTGTTCAGCGTCTCGCTCATTTAAAGTATAAGGATTTTGAACTGGACTTCGATAAAGTAAAACAACATGCGGAAGAACTCCAACTTGAAGAGCTAAAAGAAAAGCCCGCGCTAGAAAGTCCAGCACTTAGTTCCCTAGAAGACCAAATATTGGACGCTGTAGAACGAGCACCGTCGGCGGCAATTCTATTAGCATGGTCCGGCCTGGAAACTGCTATCGCTTCCGCTGTTTCTCGGCTTGCTATTTCACCAGATTCGCCGTCATACCGCTCGCCAATGCATAACATTGACATGTTGGCACGAAATGGGCGCTTATCAAAGACACATGAGAAATTACTCCATGAAATGCGTATTCTAAGAAATAAGATTGCGCATGAGCAGGAGTCAATGCTTTCTATCTCAGAAGAACAAGCATTGAATTATGCAAACACAGCAATAGAGTTGATGAAACACTTTGAAAGTTACCAGCGTATCGGCAACAACCGCTTTGAATCTGACGGCTTACCCTTTCGCTGCGCTCCAGAGCAAGCCGCGGTTCAAGCTAAACGCTAGACATGGCCTTTTGCCCGCAATCTGCTGGGTTCCCGCGATGCTCCAACCCAGCCTACGGCCCTACTACAACTAAAACAATAATAACACTTGTTTCCTTTATGTCAGTCACTGCAGTCGCTATTGCTTCAACCCTTTCTCTTCTAAGCGCATTACTAGTTGCAATTCTTAGCCACTTTTTTTCGATTACACGAAAACGTCATGCTGGGCTGGTTGAAATGCGGCTTAAGGCTTATACAGATTTCATCAACGCTGCCTCTCGGCTTGTAGCCGCACGGCGCACTGGGCGAGTATCTGATGAATTGGAAGAACTGGTCGCGTTAAACGATGCCAAAATCCGCATCTGCATATGTGCAGCTCCTTTCTTGCGTCCGCTTGAGCGGCGAGTTAGCTTACTGGCGATCACGGAGATGAATTACCGTGATCGCCGGGGATATCTCTACAAATTCTTGCGACTATGCCATTGTAGAGGTCTTCCGTAACAAACAACGCCATTCGTTTTCCTAGGGGAAGATGCCCATTCAGGATATCCTTAAAATTTAACGACATTTTGATTTACCGAAATATCAAACGCTCCCTTATCCGAAACACGCACTCGGATATGTCCCATTTTATCGTTTATGCTTTTTCTTGCTATCGCTATAGATCGTAACTCCCGCTCCACCATGTTGTCTCGTTTAATTCTGTTTCTTGCTCGTGGATCACGGGCAATTAACAAATTTGAAGATAATTGCTTCAGCCTCTCAATATTTTTTGGTGTTGGTAAATCACAACGCGAAAATGGTGTTGTCATTGAGAGCGGTTTTTCTATTAATAAATCTTCCCAAATTCTATCATGATGTCCTGTTTCGCTGCCGTGGTGAGGAACTTTAAATAGCGAAGAAGCAGATAAACTCAATTCATTGATAATATTATCTTCAAAAATAGCAGACCAACCTGTTTGCACATTGCCCGTTTCTTCCAAATCGGAACCTACTAATGCTGAAAAACTCCCAAAAGAAAAATGAACTGCTACAGCATTAAGATTTTCACTTTCGGGAACAACAGTCCGGATACGTTGATCACCTGGCTTTTTTGCAAATTGAGCTAATTTAGAAATTGACTGGGTTACTGCGACATCGCTAGGGGAAAGGGCAATCAAGCGAGTTGGAATGGTTTCTCTATAGTCAAAGAAAGTATGCCTTGTTTTAACTGGCACTATGCGGTTTCTGTCTTCTGTTTCATGAAGAAATTGAATAATTTCGCCGAATTCACGAATATCTTTATCTGTCTCGGCAAAAACATCTTTCTTATACAAACTTGCTATCTGTAGAGCTTCTCTAGTGAATAGAGCGCCTGATAAATACAATTTTGCATTTGAACAAGCCTTCAATAACTTTGATGCACCCTCAATATGATCCAGATGCCAATGTGTTATGAGAATACCAACAACTTGTTGACTCACATCAACGCCAATGGAGCACAAATATTCGAGTGCTATTGGTTGTTTGCTTCTAGGGCAAAGACAGCTGTCAATAACAAACCATTTGCCTTGTCCAAAATGAAGAACAACGCATTCACCAATACCTGGACCAAAAAGAGATATTTCAGCAATATCCGCATTGGGCGAAGTACAATTAATCGGTGAGAAAAAAATTAGCGTACTCCTCAGCCAATTTTTCAGATTCTTGAATCTCTTTAGTCGTCCAAGATGGCAAGCGACGAAAACGAATAATTGAAATTCTCTCTTTACTGTATTTAAATCCTTGTCTATAACCTATATACCAATAGAATAGCGCACCTGGTTTGACCAGAGATTGATCCTTATCATCAATTTCATCTCTAGATAAGACTATAAGTTCATCAGGATTATCACGATTTGTTAAATCTTCCAATCGTACGGTAAGCTCCTGATCAGTCGCACTTATAACTTTGCCGCTCCATCGTTGCTTAATATCTTCCCTTGGTCGATTAAGATCAAGAACTGGGGTAAGAAATTTAGGACTACATGGACGAATCTCAGGTTCTTTAGTGGACAAAAAGTCAGTGCCAGTTTTTCCATATCTATACTTGTTTTCTCCATATTCATGAGCATATTCTTGAATATTCGCAGTATTCTCCATTGGCGAGATAGCTATAGCCGTACTCATTTCACACCACCTAATTGTGATTCCATAATATTGTTTGTTAGTTCTTTTGCTAAATCCAGAGATTTATCCCAATTCTCTTTTAGTATTTCGATCATCGTAGCCGCACTTGCATCCGTAATTTCAACATGATTATTAATGTTAAACTCTAATGTATAGGGCCCAGCTTGAGGAAATACAGCTATTTTAGGTCGAACGTATCCTTCTAAATTGTCTGGCCTAGGTAAATTCATGGCCAATTCCCAAAGACCAAGCTCTTTTTGGCTATCTTCATCAAGCATATCTATGAAATTTGCAGCTTGTTTCCAATATTTTTGAGGCGCTAGTACGCTGCCGAAATGCATCCATTTATCTTCATTAGCTATCTTAATGATAGATCTAAAGTTCATGCCCATCTGCAATATCGGGGTTTCGCTCAATAAGGAAAATGTATGAATCACCAAATCTCTCATAGAAAGATATTCACTTTCTAGAGACGAGCGCATTGAGAACTTATTTAATAATACTGATATCTTGCATCCATTTAGCACATCCATTTGGGACATATCTGGCAAACTAATTATTTCATCCTTACTATAGTCCCATTCTGCAACAATTTCTTTGCGAATGAACCATTCTGGATGAAATATCTTAGGGTTCATGTTGCCAACTAAAACGATGCTCGCTTCCTCGTTGAGGATTTCCCAATGATTCATAGTCGTTTAAATGCCATAAATTTTATTTGCAACATATCAAACGTTTCATTCTACTACTACCTCCGTCTCTGGGCAAAAATCTAATGTGAACAAAGGGGCAGACTCGATTGATTTTTAACTCACGATCAATCTTGTCTAACCCCTTTGATTTCTCTGACGAATGCCTAACACTACGCTCCAATGCTTGCAAGTTGTGAGAAGATGAACTCCGCTTCATCCCTCATTCCCATTTCAAACAAATATTTTGCAAATACTCGCCACGGAGGAATGTTGCTCATGTATCCGGGATTATCAGAACTGGTACACATCCCACCTCCGGGGCCAGTGTAAAGACCACCACCAGGTCCGGTATATAATCCGCCTCCTGGGCCGGTATAGGCACCGCCACCTGGACCCGTATAGAGTCCACCCCCTGCCCCAGTGTAAAGTCCGCCTCCTGGCCCTGTATACATACCTCCGCCGGGACCGGTGTACATGCCTCCGTTAGGTCCGGTATAAGCGCCACCGTCTGGACCTGTGTACATTCCACCGCCAGGACCCGTATAAAGTCCGCCACCGGGACCTGTGTAGAGATTGCGAGGCCACATAGTTCTTATTCTCCTCTAAACAATGATTGATATTGCCTAACGCCTTGCTCAGGCGACCGCAAGAACGGCCCACTGAAACTAAAAATGAAACTCATAATTCGCGCCGCTCTTGCAGGTCTCTTGGAGTCGGGCGTTAGGACTAATGCTGCTTCCAATTGTTAGCTAACCAAGCCATTACGTTCTGTTGGCTTCGAACATCGCTAGGCAAATGGTCGTGTAACATCCTTTCTGCCTTTTGACCGGATGATTTCTGCTTCAATTCGTGCTTCTCGGCGAACTTGTTGATGAGATAAAGCACCTCGTAACCCTCTTTGCGGTTGAACAATGTGCTGTCAGGTTCACTGGTAACCTTCGGGTTGTCGCTGCCGTATGCCGTCCAGCTATAGTCGCTGTATTGAAGATCGCCTTTTGACATCAGTGCCATTTCGTTGTCTCCTTTGTCATTATTGCTTGGTAAAGAATTAGAGTCCTAACGTGATGTATACGACATTAAATGTCCAATAACCTGATGCATATGTCGTATAACTCCAGTTGTCTATTAGTAATTAATTGATTTTATGGTTATCCCTGAACTCAATGCCCCAGATCGTGGCAATAAATGCGACGTTCAACCAAAAACCAGTCAATGATCTTATTGCCCTTGATCATCAGATTCTAGATAGTGGGCTAAGGGTTTTTCTATAATTATATATTAGCTCAATCTGTAGCGCGACATTAAGCTGGCGATTAAGAAAAAGATAGAGCCAGGGTGGGGTGGCTAGAATGCAGGTAAGGCGGTAATTACCATAAATTTGCATGGCAATTATGGGTATTTATGCCCATTCCTCAAGACAGGAATAAATGAGAAAATTGATACAGCTTAATCTGATTTTGCTCTCACCTGATTTTACTTGCCATTGACATGCCAGACATATCCAAGCTATGCTTCAAGCGTCGCCCACAATGGCGGCACGGGATTGGCCTCCCGGGAATTCTCTGGCGAAAACCGCATTTCGCGGTTTTTTTATGCGCAAAATTCAGTCTCATTGTAATGTCGGGGCTGAGTGGGCACCCTTCGGGGTGGCCGGTTCCAGAGAGCCGGTAGGCCAACCTGCTCAGTCTCGGCACCATGATTGGCCTCATGGTGCCGAGTAACATCATTTATTATCTCTGGAGCCCATCATGACCGCATTATCATTATCATTTCATAATATTCAATTTGACGTTATTGATCACGCTGGACAGCCTTGGTTAAGGGGACCCCAGATCGGGGACGCCTTGGGTTATGTGAAAGGCCGTATTTCGATAGATAAGATCTATAAGTCAAACGCCGACGAATTCACCGACAGCATGACCGCCCTGGTCGAGCTGGACACTAACGGCGGCAAGCAGCAGGTCAGAATATTTTCACTTCGTGGCTGTCATCTTCTAGCCATGTTCGCCCGCACCAAAGTCGCCAAGAAATTCAGAAAATGGGTGCTGGATATTTTGGATCAATATACCCGCACGCAAGCTATGGAAGGCGAAATGCCGCTGAGCGCAGAGGTTAAATCAGCGATCGCAAACCGAGCCCGCGCATTGAACCTGGAACATTACGACCACATCAGAGGCCAGATCGTTAAAGCCGTCCAAGAGCGGGGCAGAGGACTTGAAGGCGAAGACCTGATCGATTTCATCAATTCCATCGGCCTGCCCAACAGCGACTTGGTTGTCATCCATAGCGCCGATCTATGGCATGTGACAACCAGCATTCCGTGCATGGAAATGATGATGCAGTCCGGCATGAGGGCCGTGCACGAACTCGAGCGAATTACAGGCAGAAACTGGTATGGGCGTTGATAAGCGCCGGCGTTAACCGGTTTTCGTAGTGATGCTTGTTTTGTGCTATTCAAGCACAAAACAAGCAGTGAATAGGTATTGTTATTTATACTTAGGCTTAATATCTTTATGGGCCAAGATGGATTTAGCAAGTTCAAATCTCAAAATCTCATTACCATTAACGGCTACAAAGGGGCTGCGACTTTCATGTTGCACTTTGCCATTATAAAATTCAACAGCACAACCATCGGTTTGACTATTATAAATTTTATAATCGTGAAAAGATCTTACCTCATTTCTTCCTACATTAGATTCATCGTCTGGATAATATTGAGTTATTCGCCCGAACTCTCCGCCTGATTGAAAATAAACTGTCACCCTATCCCGATACATGTGATCGCCAGTGTAACCAATAATATTCCTTGCTTGGTAAAAGTCGTCTCTATAACCCATAGTTATTATTCTCTATATTAGTATTTATTTAGCTCGATTTCGGATCAAAGGGGGGACTCGATTGATTTTTAACTCGCAATCAATCGAGTCCCCCTTTGATGTGCCTTTGATGGAAATCCTGAAATACTGCCATGTTTTTTATAGAATTAATTCTCTTAATTCCGTCGCTCGTATAGATCTCGTTATTATTATGCCCAACGCTTGGTTAAGCGGCGGCGCCACTGATCCCGACCGCGAAGCGCCGCATGCCTTTCCGGCGTCCCCGCTCCAACCTGAAGTTAGGGCTGCGTTTCGGCATAACGACGCTCCAAGTTCGAGAGATATGCGTCCCACCAATCAATGGCCTCGTTCAAAACATCGCGTTGATCTCTGCCCTTATATGGGCCGCTTGTCATCTTATAGTGGAACAACGTCGGCTCGCCGGGTTCTGACCACTGCTCACCATTCTTGAGATTGACATGCAACGTTCCGGGCCTAATCGTAACACCCTGCCCGGCACCCAACCGGTATTCCTTCAGTATGTTGTTTCGCTCATCTTCGATGAACTGCCAGAAGATCTTAGGCTCTGGCTTTGTTGAAACGAGTTTATCCCATGCTTCGCTAACCAGCTGTTCCATAGTCTGGTCGCTTGAGGCGTCCACTTTGCGCAACGTATGTCCGACCGCACGTAATAGTGCGACTGCCGCGACCCACTTGATACGCCACTCTCTGCCGGTCACGCCATCCTTGATCTCGGCGGCCGCTACTTTGCAATCCTCAAGAACTTCACGCGCATGCTTCGTCATGACGAGCCCTAACGATTGAGGTAATCGGATGCCGCGCTGGGCGGACAGCTCAAGCGGCGGCGGTTTCCGGCAGTCTGATTGACTGACCTGTTGGGCTGAGATGTTCATCGGACGATAAAGATCTTCAAAAACGTCTTCCGGCATCCAAGTCTCATACTCCAATGGCGTTCCAAGCTTACGGATGACGAGATACCCAAGGAATATTCGCCCACAGCTAGGCGGTGGCTGCATCTTGCGCGAACTAGCCGACTTATTGAATCGAATTTTGTAATCAATATTCGCGATCTGCACAGCAAGAACCTTCTTGCCGTAAAGAGTGCCTGTTTTGCGGTCACAAGCCAAATAGGGAGTCATATCAGCATCCGTAACGAATGGGCGCTTTTCCCAATTGAGCAGCTTTTCTTCCATCAGACTTCCTCCATTTCTCTTTGTTAGGTCCAACGCTTGAGCTCAACGGCGGCCCGTCAGGGCCGTCCGCTGCGGCGCGAATTGTTGTGTGTGAGGTTATCCGTTGTCGCCGTCACCTGGGGAAGTAGGAGCGTTACGCGACGATGAAACTCCCTTGGCGATCGCGAAACCAGAAACCGCCGACAGGATGGGCAACCCCGCCTCAGCTGAGATGGTCTTTGTGAGCATCAGTATGGCCAAGATAATGATGATGAACGCGGCAATTACCACTTGCCCATAAGTAGACCAAAACTCGTTCCGCTTCTGCAGGTAATCCGAGTAAGCCTCATTTAGATACTTAGGAATGTTTGGGCGGATATTACGCTGCGTCAAGAAGTCCAAGTAGATCTCGTAGTGGACGAATCCCCGCTCTTTGTCAGAGAAGGCCTTCCATGCGAAGAAGACTATGGCACCTGTGATTAGGATGCCTATGGCTCCAACAAAGATGACAATCCAGAACATGTCCATTGAGATTTGGTGCTCCATCATTCCTCCTCACACATAACGTGATGTATACGACATTAAATATCCAATAATCTGATGCATATGTCGTATAACTCCAGTTGTCTATTAGTAATCAATTGATTTTATGGTTATACCTGAACTCAATGTTCCAGATTGCGGCAATAAATGCGACACTCAACCAAAAACCAGCCAGTGACCTTATTGCCCTTGGTCATCAGATTCTAGATAGTGGGCTAAGGGTTTTTCCATCAGTATATATTAGCTCAAATTGTAGCGCTACATTAAGCTGATGACCATGAGGAACGGCCCAGTTGTTAAAGGTCGATTTGAGTTACTTGACAAATGGCAAAATTAGCAATAAAGTTTACTTGACAAATCATTAATACAGCCAAGTTTACGGAGAAAATTTTGGATAATAGCACTCCAGTTTTTTTTAATTCAGATTTAAAAGCCGATCGTTTAAATTTTATTTCACGCTTGTTACTAGACGCTCGTTATAGTGCTTTGAACGATGCGAATACAGAATTAGATGATAATTACTGCAAAGGCACTCTAGCTTTCGGGCGTCAGAGGCAGGCAATCATTCAAGCTTGCTTGAAGAAACAATATCCATGGTTAACTGTCTCTCATGCCGGGACGGATGTGATATTTAAAATTGGTTCTGTAATTGTTCGTTTTTTTACGGATAATTCACGCCATCCTAGGAAGCCAAGGGTTTTGATACCCACAGTAGCTGAATCTACACAACTCGGAATTTTTGAGCCAAGTAGTAATGAAGTTGTGTTGTGGCGCTTTATCGTTGAAAAAGCAATGAATGATGAAGATGTCGATACTGTCTACTTTATTGGGATTAATGAGTTTAATGAGATTATATGTCGATGGACCTATGAAGGCTCTGTTCCGGTTCTACACAGCATAGATGATTCAACGCCACACGAAAAAGAATTGCCACCGGCATCTGTAACACCCAAATTCAAAGATGAAAAATCTAACCCCAAACTAGACGATGTTCAACGGTAATGAGTTACGATTGGCAAGACAATATCATGGGCTGTCTTTGAATGAGCTTGCCAATTCGATAGAAAAATCACGTCAATATATACATCAGTTAGAGACTGGAAGAACTGAACCAACCGAACAGACTATTAAGCTATTGGCCGATACTTTAAAAGTTTTGCCAAGTTTCTTTTGCACTTCGGGACAAACGTATTTTGCAGAGGAGCAATTTCACTTTAGAAAAAATGTCACAACCAAAGTAGTTTATAAACAAACAGTGAAAGCACGTGGTGAGTTTTTTGAAAGAATTGTTAAATTTATTGATGAAAAATTAAATTTACCTGAAGTTGATTTCCCCAGCATTGATGTGGAAACCAATGAGGAGATTGAAAAAGCAGCTGAAAAAACTCGTAGTCATTGGGATTTAGGTATGGGCCCCATTTCAAATATGGTTCGCGTAGTTGAAAATGCGGGTGCTGTTGTAACGTATTTTGATGGCGTTTCTACTTCTGTCGATGCTTTATCCATTACAGCAAAAAGACCCATTATTATCCGCAATGATTCTAAACAAAGTCCTTACCGATTAAGGTTTGATCTTGCTCATGAAACAGGGCATCTGATTATGCATGAAGGACAAGTTACGGGTGATAGATTGACCGAATTGCAAGCAAATAGATTTGCATCGGCCTTTCTTATGCCTAGAACTACATTTTCTAAAGACTTCATGATGTTTGGGAATCGAGGTAGTAGGATTAGTTGGCAAGGTCTTTCTGATATTAAATTGAAATGGAAAGTAAGCAAAGCAGCTATTTTATATAGAGCTAAAGATCTAAATCTGATCGATTCTGATCAATACAGAAGTGCAATTATAGGATTAAAAAAGCGCGGTGAAGGTATTGTTGAATCAGAAGATCATTTTATAGAAAAAGAAAAATATGAATTGTTGAATAATGCATTTGCTTGTTTAGATCAGTATTATCAAATTAAAGCTAATGAATTTGCTGAGTTTTTTAAAGTAAAATCTGACTTTTTTTCTGTTCTTGTGGATATTCCCAAGAATCGGCCTAAATTACAATTAGTTGGCAATTAGGATCAATGGGGGATAATCGAAATTTACCAGGAATTCAGCTTGGCTGCTAATTAGAAATAGCACTAGCTGTGCAGTGAGGGAATTAAAATCCAATAAATTTCACCATCAATAATCCATTTGACAACCTGCCCAAAAATCCACTATATTTTCCCAAACTGGTAAAAAACCGCCCGGAGCGATCTCGGCGGTTTTTTTATGCCCATAAGATTTTAGCAGACCCGCTCAGGCTTGCCTGACGCGGGTTTTTTTATGCCCGTAAGAAATTGACGACGCACCCGCCCGGAGCTTGCCCGGCGCGGGTTTTTTAATGCCTGAAAAAAACTCCCGCAAGGGGAATGGTTCCCTACGAACATTGTTGAAGATGACAGATCTGGTAATTATTAACTCGAATAAAGAAGCGGTGACTTCGCATATCAGCATTGCCGAAGGTATGGAGGTGACTCAGGATTCTTCTTTGCAGCTTATTAAGCGGTACAAGGCTGATTTAGAGGAGTTTGGAAGGGTGCGATTTCAAATCGTACCCTTCCAAACAAAGGGCGGCGTTCAAAAACACAAGGAATACATGCTCAATCGCGATCAAGCCCTATTTTTGATCACTTTGATGCGAAATAACCAGCGAACCGTGGCGTTCAAAAAACGGTTGGTGAAGCAGTTTTCGGAAATGGAAGCCTGGATTAAAGAGCGCCTGCAGTCGTCCGTCGAATATAAAGTGATGTCGTCCATCCTTAAGGACGCTCGCGCATTGGCCGGAAAAGAGACCGAAAGCCATCATTATGCGAATGAAGCCAAACTCGTCAACTGGGCGATGACGGGAGCGTACAAGGCCTTCGACAAAGCGGCATTGTCCCAGGAAGAAATGGAATTGTTAAACGATCTGCAAGCCCGGAACGCCGTGCTGATCGGCGCCGGCATGACGCGCGAAAACAGGAAAGAGTCGTTGAGAATAATGGCCGCGCTGAATCGAAATCGCTTGGGTGCCGGCTCTTCAAGCCGCTGTTCCAGGGAGGAACTCTAATGGCCTGGACTCAAGACGACCTTGACCGAATCAAGCGCGCGATTGCCCAAGGCGTGCGCCGCGTGCAATTCAAGGACCGGTTGATCGAATACAACTCGATCAGCGAGATGCTGAAAGCTCGCGAAGCTATCGAAAAAGACCTCAACGACCAGGCTGCGCAGGCCGCCGGCGTGACCCGGCCGCGCGGCTACCGGGCCAGAACCTCCCGGGGTTATTGATGCGGATGTTGCGCTATAAAAAGCCGGTCTCGCTGATCGTCGGACTCGACGGCAAGCCGTTGGCGGCCGAAAGCCGGGCCTACGAAGCCAGCGCCCAGGGGCGGCGCCTGGGCTCGTTCGATGCACCGGATCTGAGCCCGAACCAGGCGGCGACGGCGGAGCTGACTATCCTGCGCCGCCGGATGCGGGCCAGCGTGCGTAACAACCCGTGGATGTCCCGGGGGCTGAAGGCCGATGTCGCCAACGAGACCGGCACCGGCATCATTCCGCGTTCCAAGGCCAGCAACAAGGCGTTCCGCAAAGCCATCCGCACCTTGTGGAACGATTGGCTGCCGTTCGCCGATGCCGACGGCATTTTGAACGCTTACGGCATCCAGTGGAGCGCCGTGCGGGGGCGCAAGGAAGCCGGCGAGGTCTTCATCCGCATCCGTCAGCGCCGGCCTGAAGACGGTTTGCCGGTACCGGTTCAGTTTCAGGTGCTGGAGGCCGATTTCTGCCCGGTCAACATGAACGAAAAGGCGCCCAACGGCAATGATATCGTTTCCGGCATCGAATTCAATGCCATCGGCAAGCGCGTCGCGTATTGGATGTACAAAAAGCATCCGGCGGAGAAGGGCGGTTGGACTTATAACGAGCTGACCCGGGTGCCGGCCGAGCAAATCATTCATCACTTTATTCCGCTGCGTCCGGGGCAGTTGCGCGGCAATCCGGACGCCGTGCAGGCCATCGTCCGTTCCTATCTGTACGACAAATACGACGATGCCGAGCTGGGGCGCAAGGAAACCCGTGCGCACTACACCGGCGTGATCCGCCGGCCCGATTACGGCGCCGACGACTACCGCTTCGACCCGATCTCGGGCGTGCCGATCGGGCTGGACGATGACGGCGTGCCGATGCTGGATCTGGAGCCGGGTTCGTTCCCCAGCCTGCTGCCTGGCGAAGATGTCACGCTGTTCGACGGCGACGACGGCGGCGCCGGCTACGCGGATTTCCAGTGGCAGCAGAAACTGGCGATCGCGGCCGGTCAGGATGTGCCGTACGAACTGACGACCGGCGATTACAGCCGCATCAACGACCGCGTCTGGCGTGCGATTGTGAACCAATACCGGCGCGAAATCGAGCAGACCCAGGATCTGTTCACGATTCATCAGGTATGCCGGGTGATGTGGGAAGCCTTCATCGATGCGGCGGTATTGGTCGGCGCCGTCGAAGCGCCCGGTTACGAGACCCGGCGTTTCGATTATATCCGCACCGACCATCGGGCGCCGGCCTGGCCGTACATCAACCCGTTGCAGGATGCCAACGCCGCCAAGATTCTGAAAGAGGAAGGGCTGGAATCGCGGCAGGCGCTGGTGGCCGAGCGCGGCTGGGATGTCGAAGATGTCGACGAACAGCGCGCGGAAGACAAGCAACGCGAAAAGAAACTCGGTTTAACCGACTCAACCCATCAGTGACGTTATGAGCAACCCGATTAAATTATTGACCCGTTTATTCAGCCGCAACAGCGCTAACGCCGTGGTGACTGAAATCTACGCCAAGGCGGTCAACCAGCCGCTGTTCGTGCATCCGGCCCTGGGCGAAATGATCGTGCAGGGCTATCTGCATGCCGATGTCAACCAGCTGGCCGGGGATGCCGGTCAGCGCGGCATGGACAAGACCGAAGCGACGGTCGGCATACTCGATATTTCCGGGGCCTTGGTGTCGCGTTACACACCAGGCCCATGCAGCGCCGGTCCATTGAGCTACGAGGAAATCCGCGACAACTTCGATGCGATGATGGCCGACCCCGGCATCAAAACCATTATCGGCCGCTTCGATACCCCGGGCGGCATGGCCGCGCAAAACATGGATCTGACCGACCATATTTACCAGGCGCGCGGCCAGGGCAAGCGCCTGATCGCGATGGTCGACGACATGGCCTATTCGGCTGGTTTCGCGCTGGCGTCCGCGTTCGATGAAATCTGGATTACCCGTACCAGCGGCGTCGGTTCGGTCGGCGTGGTCAGCTATCACATCGATCAATCCGACTTTAACAACAAGCTGGGCGTCAAGATCGAATACCTGCATGCAGGCGCCCGCAAAATCGACGGCAACCCGCACGAACCTTTGGGCGATGAGGCCAGGGCAAACTTCATGGGCGAAATTTCCCGTTTGTACGACCTGTTTGCGTCGACGGTCGCGCGTAATCTGGGGCTCAGCGTAGAGGCGGTAAAAGCGACGGAAGCGGGCACGTTCCACGGCGAACGGGCGGTTGAAGCCGGCTTCGCGCACAAGATCGGCACCTTCAGCGACCTGCTGCAATCGCTGATCCCTCAGGGCCATGATCATGTCGTCACGGTGACGATGGAGGATCAGGGCGGCATGACTCCGCAGCAAGAACAGTCCGGCCTGTCTGAGCCGGAACAGCCAGAAGATCATGCCCTGGATGATGGAGAAGAGGAATCTCAAGGCGGCGAATCTTCGCAGCCGGCAGCGAGCAGCAAAACGTACAAGGAAAAACTTGAGGATCAGAAAAAACGCCGCGATCCGGACGGCATCGAGGTCGACTCAAAAGCCAAAATAGCCGCCGAGATCCGCGCGATCTGCGCCGCCGCAAAAGTGCCGGAAGCGGCCGCGAATTACATTACCGCCGGCACCGATGTCGAGCAGGTGCGCGCCGATCTGTTCGCCATGCTCACGGCGGGCGAGATCGAGATCAGCAACGCCTTGCCGGCCAAACTGGTGGAAACCGCGCAACAAACCGCACAGCCGTCCGCCGGCAGCATTTACCGCAAACGCCAACAACATTTCAAACGATAGGAAAACATCATGGCCACACTCACTGAAAAAGCCCACGCCGGCGAATTTATTCTCACCGAAGTCGATGCGGCGTTCCGCGAAAAAATCACCGTCATTTCAGGACAGAACCTGATGGCCGGTACCGTCCTGGGGCGCATTGAAACTGACGGCGCCACTGCCGCGGCCGATGCCGGCAATACCGGGGACGGCGCCATGGGCGAGATTACCGTTAGCGCAGGCGTGCAGGAGGGCGATTACCTTTTGACAATTACCGCTGCGGCCACCAATGCCGGCAATTTCCAGGTCACCGATCCGCAGGGCGATGTCGTCGGGGTCGGTACGGTCGGCGCGGCCTTCAGCGGTGGCGGCTTGTCCTTCACGCTGGCTGACGGCGCGGCGGATTTTATTGTCGGCGATACCATCACGATCACCGTAGCGCCCGGCTCCAAAAAATACACCCTGCATGATCCGGCTGCGACTGATGGCAGCCAGCATGCCGCCGGGATTCTGTACGCCGTCGTCGATGCGTCACTGGCCGATGCCAAAGGCGTGGGCATCACCCGATTGGCGACCGTTGCCGACGTGTCGCTGACTTGGAAAACCGGCATCAGCGCCGACGCCAAGGCGGCGGCCATCGCGCGCATGGCTGAACAGCATCTGCTGGTCCGCTAACACAAGATTTTAACCGTTTGGAGAAAAACGCATGCCATCCTTAGATATTTTTAACGATGACGCTTTCGGCGTCGTCAACCTGACCGCCGCCATCAATGACGCTGCCGAAGGGCAGGCCGTTCCCGGCATTATCGACGATTTGTTCCAGGAAGAGGGCATCACCAGCACCGCCGTTTTCATCGAGCGCGACGGCGATACCTTGACTCTGGTTCCCACAGGCGAACGCGGCGCTCCAGGCAGCGCATCCGGCAAATCGAAACGCCAGGCGATTCCATTCAGCACCGTGCATTTGCCGGTCGTCGACGGCATCAATGCCGATGAAGTGCAAAACGTGCGGGTGTTCGGTTCCGAAACGGAACTTCAGACCGTGGAAGGCATGGTCAACAAGCGTCTTATGAAAATGCGCAAACGCCTGGATGCGACGTTGGCTTTTCACCGGATCGGGGCGCTCAAGGGGCAGGTGCTGGATTCGGACGGCGCCACGGTCCTGCTGGACGCATTCACCTCGTTCGGCGTCACGCAGCAATCCGTGGGGATGGCGTTGACGACTGAGACGACCAAAGTGCGCGACAAGATCGTCACGGCCAAGCGCAAAGCCGAAGACGTGATCGGCGATTCCGGCGTCATTACCGGCTGGCGGGCGGTATGCGGGCGCAATTTCTTCGACGCCTTTGTCGGCCATCCTGCCATAGAGGCCGCCTATGCCGGCTGGAGCGAAGCGGCCAACGTCCTGCTCGGCGATCATCGCGCGGCCGGTTTCCGTGTCGCCGACGTCGAGTGGCGTGAATATTACGGCAAGGTCGGCGGCGTCGCGTTCATCGATCCGGATGAAGCGTATTTGATCCCTATCGTTGACGGCCTGTTTATCACCCGCTACGCCCCGGCCGATTATATGGAAACCGTCAATACCATCGGCTTGCCGTATTACGCCAAACAGGAGCCAAGACGGTTCAACAAAGGCATTGACATGGAGGCGCAGTCCAACCCGTTCAATATCTGCACCAAGCCGCGCGCGATTATCAAGCTGACCAAGGTTTAACCTGATGCCGGCATTGATTCTGCCTTATTTGCTAACCGCCGCGCTGTCGTTCGGCGGCGGGTTTTATTTGGCGCATGAACTGAACGCCGCCAAAGTGGCGCGTATTGAATTAGCGGTCGAACAAGCCAATGCCGAAGCCGCCGCGCAGTTCCATGCTGCGCAAGAATTAGCCAACAAGGCGCAGCTAAAAGCCCTCGCCACTAACCGAGAACTGGATAAATCACATGAAGCTTTTATTGCGACCGTTAATGATTACAGGCGCCAGTTGGATGCTCTTAGCGTGCCAGTCCCAGCAGCCTGGAAAAGTCGTAATGGTGACGTGTCCGCCGGTGACAGTGCCGGCATTTCTGCTGCAGCCGCCGCCGAAGCCGAACTTGCAGAAGCGGTTGGTCGAATTGTTAGAGAAGAGGGCGCCAAAGGCGATGCAGCGGGGATCTACGCCAACAGCGCCCATATCTGGGCGTTAACGCTGAATTCAAATAGTGAAAAAAAAGGGAGATGACAATAATGCCTGAAAAAGACCCACTTTCTTACTCACTATTAACCTATGCCTGGGTGTTCTGCCTGTCAGTATTCGGCGGCTCGGCGGGCTACCTGCGCAAAATCCGTTCCGGACTGATTGCCCGGTTCTCCATTACTGAATTGGCCGGCGAATGGGTGATCAGCGCGTTTGTCGGCGTCGTGACGTTTTATTTATGCGAATGGTCGGCGATGCCTGGCGTGCTGTCGGCAGCCTTGATCGGCATTGCCAGCCACATGGGCAGCCGGGCTATTTTTATATTGGAGACGGCCGCCGACCGGGCCTTTCAGCGCTTTATCGAAGCTAGAAGACCGTGATCGGCATCAAAATATAATTTTTTAACTGTAGTGAGAAAAACAATTAAGAGGCGTCAATGTCAGCATTCACTAATTATTTAGAAGAAGAGATCCTGAAGCATATTTTCAGAACCGGTTCATTCACCAAGCCGGCGGCGCTCTACGTTGGCCTTATGACAGCCGTATCCGACGGCGAGACCGGCACGGTAGCGGAAGTGTCGGGCGGCGGTTATGCGCGCGTTTCTGTGGCCCCGGATGATTCGAACTGGGATGCGGCTGTCGGAGGAAACGGCACCACGGCCAATACTAACGCCATCACGTTTCCGGAAGTGACAGCCGATTGGGGCACCGTCACGCATTTTGGCATCTGGGATGCCAGTGCAAATGGCAACCTGTTGGTTTATGCGGCATTGACAGTGCCTCGCAACATCACCAGCGGATCGACGCCAGATTTTGCAGCCGGCGCGCTGACCGTGCAGATCGACAATTAGTGGCCGAACCGGCTGATGAAAGCAGAGATGATGAATTAGATAGGGATATTTTAAATTTAGGCAATAGAGCGTCGGCCTATTGCGATAAAGATAAATTGCTACCACAGCAAAAAATGCGTTTCAAACTGGAAGATTATTTTAACTTCGATAATAGAAATAACTGGGCGTAACGATGCCAATACTCTCGACAGTCATTTTAACATCACAGCCGCAAGCGAATGGAACGCTGCTCGTGCACGAGCAACACACGGATCATACAGGATTCAAACATGACCATATTTATATCGCTCAGGCCGGCGCAGACATAAATCTTGCCGCCGAATTGCGCGCTCAGGTTATGGGTACCGAGATTGACAGACGAGAGGCGGCGGCGCTTGAGGCTGAGAACTTCATCTTACCGTTCAGCAAGTATGAGTTCCTTAATTTATTCACTCAGGCCGAAAGGCTAGCCATTCGGACAGCTGCTAAAAATGATGTGGTTATAGAGGATTTTTTATCCTTGCTGAGCGAGGCACCGGCGGTTTATTTAACAAATCCTGATGTGATCGCGGGCATTAACTATTTCGTTCAGGCTGAACTTCTGACACAGGATCGTGCCACGGAGGTATTGAATGGCTGAGTATTACATTTACTCGGATGCGGCAGGGGTGGGAGATGGTAGTTCATGGGCTGACGCATTCACTACGATTACGGCTTGCTTAACGGCTGTGACCGAGGCCGACGGCGATATATTTTATGTTGCGTCAGATCACAATGAGCTGAATAACGCAGCATTAACTCTGTCATTCGGTGCTTACGTCAAACTGTTATCAGTGAACCGCACATCTGGTTTGCTCGAAGCAGGTGCCATCATCAGCACATCCCACATACTCGGGGCTAATGTCAAAATAGACGGCAATCTGTATTGCTTTGGCGTTGCTTTCGTTATCGGCGTAAATCCTTCAGGCGGGACCAACATCAATCTCCAACTAGGGGACAACAACTCCATCCTGTCGTTTTCAAACTGCGCATTCACGTTACTCCATTCGGCAGGTGCGTCCTATTTCATCTTGGGCCGAAGTGCAAATTCCAGCAGCGCCATTGAGATCGATCTTAACAACTGCTCGATCAGCTTCGGTAATGGAGGCCAGGGAATTGTTCCATGCGGCGCAAAAACAACAATGACGAATTGTAGTATCGGTGAAACAGGGCATGCTCCTAATGCTATATTCAACGCAAAAATTATGACAGGTATAATGGGGGAGATGCGCCTTGCTGGATGTGATTTCAGTTACGGGAGCGCGCTATATGACGCCAGCGCAGTGAAGAGTCATGCAAGCCGAATGCTGTTTGTGCATTGCTTGGTTCCTGGCACGTTAGGAACTGGCACTCACCCCGGACCTGGGTATCTTGAATACGAGCTACACGCCTGCGGCACCGATACAGACGATAACGCCTATCAATACAATTACCAAGGCGGCGCAGGACTCATCAGTTATAACACCGGCGTTTATCCTGCATCGGGTGGCGCTACGTTTTCTGACACTGATGGCACTGATGACCCGTTGTCGCTGATGATGGTGTCTAGTGCGTATGCAAGTAGGCACTATCCGCTGTATTCCCCATGGTTCAATGTTGCCATCGACTCAACAGGCAGTAAAGCTCTTTCAGTAGATTTCGCGCACACGGGTGTTTCGGCATTGAAAGATAATGAAGCTTGGGTTGAAGTTGAGTATATGAGTGAGACAGAAAACACGCTGATCACCAGGGCAATATCTGCGCCCGTCGCGTCCGGCACTAATGCGCTTGACATGCTGGCTTCAGGCAGCGATCTGGCGGATACAGCAGAGGCGTGGACAGGCATCATGGACGAGATAACGCATACGCTCAGTAAATCGGTAACGGTTGAGCAGCAGGGCTTTGCAAGAGTGCGCGTGGCGTTGGCTAAACCATCGACAACGGTCTACATCGACCCACAGGTTACGGTAATCTGATGTTATTTGTTCCTGGTCTTGGCTATGTGTCTGGGAGTGGGTTTATCCCTGGTGGTAGCTACATTCAAGTGCCGGCTGCTGCGGTCGCCCTGGATGGTGCCGCTACAGCGACAGCCGCTGCCGCCGGCTCCCTGAAAACTGTTATCTCGCTCTCTGCGGCGGCCGTCATGCAATCAAGCGCCGCCGGCGCACTATCCATGGACATTAGCCTTGAAGGCTCTGCTGCCGCTGTAGCATTGGCCAATGGTGCATTAACTGCTCAAATCAATATGTCCGGCGCTGCCACCGCCGTAGCTGATGCATCCGGCAATCTGGCCGCGCATGTATCGACAGCACTGTCCGGCCAGGCTGCCGCGTTGGTTTCGGCCGAGGCCGATCTGACGGCGCAAGTCGATCTTGGCGCTTCTGCCGTGGCTCAGGCGTTGGCATCCGGCGACTTGACAATGGACGACTTATTCTCAGACCGGCTCATTGAAAAATATACGTTACGGCCGCCCGAGCGCAACTATGCCATCAATGCGCCTGCGCGCAATTACACATTACAGGCGGTCGCATGAAGATAAACAGCAAAGTTCCGGCGGAAATCATCCCTGTTGTTTTCGATTTTTCCGAAATCATCCCGGCGTTCGACAGTGTTGTTGAAGTCGGCATCGCGGTTATCGAAGGCGCCGATGCCGATTCGCCGTCCATGCTGATTGGCTCGCCAACGACCAATGGCGCAACCGTCGTGCAATTGGTGCGCGGGGGCGTGGCGGATGTCAAATACCGACTCTATTGCCTGGTCGCAGTCGGTGATGAGAAATATCAGATCGACGGCGATATGACCGTCACAGTGTGGCATTCCAAATGACTGATTTTTATTATGACTGATTTTTATTCCCTGATGCCTGACTCGCTGTTTACCGAGACGCTCGGCGACGATGTGACTTATCACGCCAAAGCCGGCGATATCGAGATCAAGGCATTTGTAGATGATTACTTGGAACCTGTATTTTCCGGCGAGGCGCATGTGCAGGAGGGCCGCAAAAGAATTGATGTGGCCGTGGCCGATGCGCCGGGCCTGAAAAAAGGCATGAAGTTCACGCACAACGGCGTGAAATACACGGTTGATGACATCATCGCCAATGACGGCCAGTTTGCCAGCTGTGTGGTGAGCTAATGGCGAGCATTAACGTACAGATTGATCAACAGCAGGTTGATGAAATTTATCGTTTGCTGGAGAACGTCAAACACGGCGCCGAAAAGGCCATACGCGTATCGCTTAACCGTACACTGGACGGCGCTGTAACGTTGACTGCTAAGAGGATTGGCGAAAAAGTCACGCTGAAGTCGGCCATGATCAAAAGCAAAATCACCAAGGCGCGTGCCAAAAACTATGCGCTGGGGGCAACGATGCGGATGCAGAGCGGCCGCATGCCGCTGGCCGCGTTCAGCACCAACCCGAGCGCCGCCAATTTCCAGGCCGGCGGCCGTGGCAATGGCGTATCGGTCAAGGTCTGGCGGGATCAGCCGCCGACGCGCTTCCGCCATGCGTTTTTCGCGGTCATGCCGAACGGTTATATCGGCCTGTTTCAGCGGCGGGGCGGAGATCGGTTGCCTATCGATGAATTAAAAGGACCGTTTCTCAGCTCGATCTATGATCAAACGCCCGGATTGGCGTATGAGGTCGAAACCACATCGGCGGCTCGCCTTCAGCGCGAGCTGGCGCACCAGGTTGACTACTTATTGGGGCTAAACAATGGCTGAGACGATACGCGAACGGATAATAGCGGCATTCACCGACCGCGCGGCGCCGCTGTCGAATCTGGACATCGAGCGGGCCAAGCGCAACCTGGGCGAAAGCAACGACCGGTTTATTTCGATCTGGGACGGCGAGGATCAACTGCTGGAATCACGCTATGGCAAGGAGCAGTTGCAGTTCCCGCTGGCGCTGGAATGCATCTGGAAACACGGCAGCGATAATCCGAGCGCGTCGGCCAATGAGCTGATGGGCGAGATCATCACCACGATGATCGGGATCGGCAAGGACCGTACCTTTGGCGGTCTGGTGGACAAGGTCACAGCGGCCACCAAATCGCCGCAGTACCCGGCGGACGGAAGCGATTACACGACGCTGACCGTCATTTTCTTGATTAATTACACGACCGTTGTGGGTGATCCCTATGTTGTCTAGCATCCGGGACAGGCACGGTTGCCCTTTAATATTTTGCCGCCTCGGCGGTCTTTTTTAACGGAGATTACAATGGCAAATGCCGAAAATGCGAAACTACAATACGAGGCCGGGCAAAATGTTTACACGATGTCCGCCTTGGCCGATTCAGGCGATGCGACTGTGTTCACATCATCCGCAACGCTGTTTTCCAAAAAATCCGGCTATGCGCCCGACGTGCGCCCGAATGGACTGATCACAGGCGGCGCCATCACGCCGGCGGTATCCAATACCAATGATATGGTCGATGTCGCCGCGCTAACCTGCTATTTAGCTGGCGTCAAGGTCGCGGTCGCGGCGGATACCGATGTGTCGATCACGCGTGGACTGATGACCGACACGCATAATATCACTTCTATTACCGTCAAAAGCGACGGCACCATCGAAGCCGTTTCCGGCAATGATGGCACGGAGTTCAGCGAAACGCGCGGCGCGGCAGGCGGTCCTCCATTGATCCCGGTCGGCTCTATCGAAATAGGCCAGGTGCGTACCACGAGTGTCGATGCGGCCGCTGTGGATGATGCGGAAATCGTTCAGGTTGTCGGTGTGCATCAGGAGCGATACGACTATCCTATTTTCGAGATTGATTATGCCAATGCAGAGGTCACGTTTGCATCGGCTCTGCCGCTGATCCATACCGGCGGTGTGCCAAAAGCGGTTTACGCGTCCTATGCCGATCCGATCTTCGCTGATGTGCAGTTGTCGTCCGATTTCGTGCCGGCGGAAACCTCGCACTCGGTGTCCTCGACGCAAGTTTATGGCAGTACGCTCGGTTCAACATCCAGTTCACTCGGTCAGGCGTCATTTACGGCCTTTCTGAATGATGGCATCGGCGATGCGCTGGTCGGGCTGAAAAACGCCATTCTCTGGTTTAAATTCTTTCCGGATCGGTACAAATCGTCCTACATGCTGACGCAGGGCAAACTGGGCATCAGCCGGACATTTCCGGCCGGTGACAACATCCAGGCGGCATGCACCATTTCGGCTGAATCCGAGTCTATCGAGGTTAGCATCTGATGGCGTTCAATAGCCAGAAATTCATGGCCACGGCATTCGAGCCCAGAACGGAGTCGGTTCCTGTTCCCGGGCTCGCCCATTGGTTCGAAGACGGCGAGACAGCGGTCTGGCGGGTGCGAGGCCAGACGGCCAATGAAATGGCCGCCAGTATCGATGCAGGAAGTAAGCACAAGAACATCGATACCATCATCAAAGCCATCGCCGCTGATACCGATCAGGTCGCCGAGCTGCAAAAGGCCATCGGCATCAGCAAGGAGACGCACAGCGACATCATCAAGCGATTGGAGATGCTGGTGCAGTGCAGCGTTGATCCGGTTATCACGCTCGATGTCGCGGTAAAGCTGGCGGAAACCCGTCCGATCGATTTTTATACGCTGACGAATAAGATTCTGTATTTGACCGGGCAGGGCATGGACATAAAAAAATCAAAGCCCTCTGGCAAGATGAAAGTGTCAGGGGGCTGATGGCACTGCTGGACCTGCGCGGCGGATTTCTGTACCAACACAAGCCCAGCCTGTTCCCAGGCGGTGAGATTACCGGCACGGAAATGGCCCTGTGGGAATTGTATTATCGTGAAAAAAACAAGCGGACTAAAACCAAGTAATGGCTGATATATCCCGAACGATTGAAATTATTTTCGGCGCCGTCGACCAGACCGGCAGCGGGATATCGTCCGCCGCCGACAATCTGAACAGACTGACTGGCGCCGCAAGTAATATTACCGAGCCACTGTCTGAAATTGCCGATTATGCGGTCAAGGCCGAAGCGGCCATCGTGTCTTTGGCCGGTGTTTATGGCGGTTATGCCATGGTCAAGGCCTCGGAGTTCGAGCAGGCGCAGATCGATTTAGCCAAGGTGCTAACCGACATCGATCCAAGGATTGAGGAATATACTGATTCAGTAATGGAATTATCCGAGCAATATGGTGTTTCATCGGCCGAAATTTTACAGGGTATCGCCAATTTCAAACAGGCCGGGTTTACCGCTGAAGAGGCTGCTCTCCTGCAAAAAAACGCGCTGGATCTGATGATAGCCGGTGATGTTGAGGCGGCGAACGCATCGGAAATCCTTATTTCGGCAATCAAGGGATTTGGCAGCGAAGCCTCGTCCGCCTCGCGTTATATTGAGGCATTGAATAATGTGTCGAACGATTACGCGGCCGATGTTGCCCAGTTGGCTGAGGGCATGAGCCGCATATCGCCCGTATTGAAGACCATGGGATTCTCGTTCGAGGAAGGCACCGGGCTATTGACGCCCATGATCGAGGTATTTAGAGACGGTGGCGTGGCAGCAGAAGCCCTGAAAACAGGACTGTTGAAGCTGGTGGATGACGCAAAACCGGTAAAGGACGCGCTGGCGGCGCTGGGTGTATCGCAATTGGACCTGAACGGCAACATGCGCTCGGGGCGTGATATTTTCTATGATGTCGCGACCGCCTTTCAAAAAGTGGATGAAAACCAGAAGCTGGTATTTGCCGGGCAACTGTTCGGCATCGAGCAGGCGCCCAAGCTGGTGACGGTTTTCGATAATTTGAATAAAGTTAACGAAATTACCGCATCGGCCATGGCCCTTACAGGATCGGCGGCTAAAGAGGTTGATTTACGTCTTGCATCAACAGCCAAGCAAGCTGATATCGCTAAATCCTCCTTCGAGAATCTTGCCATTGCCATCGGCAAAGAGCTAAATAGCATGTTTTCCGGCGTTATTAGTGGTTCCTCAAGCGTGCTGCAAGCGTTGCGCGCTATCGTGGAGAGCGGCGGGCTGGAGCCGTTTTTGCTAGCCATGCGGCCTTATGTCGATGAATTTGCCAAAACGTTGGACAACATGGCCAAGAATCTGCCCGAGGCCTTCAAAGGGGTTGATTTTTCGGGATTGATTGCGGCGCTGAAGGATTTGGGCTTTGAGTTCGGCAGTTTTTTTGACGGTCTTGATCTGAATACGGTGGAAGGGTTGCAGGATGCGATCCAGTTCCTGGTGGATTCATTTACCTCACTGACCAATGTCGTATCAGGTATTGTTGATGCCTGGGGGCCAGTAGTGCGGGGATTTATAGAGGGTGGGGATGCATTTAATCAGTTGGATGCCCGTACACAGAAAGCGATAGGTACTATGCTGGGGGCCGCCCAGGTATTTGAACAGCTAAAGGGCGCCGTGTTTGATGGGTCAGAAGCACTTAAAACCATTGGAGACGCACTGACAACGATTGCTACCGTGGATATAGGGGCCAAGTTTGCATCCATGCTAGCCGCGCTTAGCGGCGGCGGTTTGGCGGCGGGGGCGGCAGCGTTTGGTGCCGTAACGGTTGCCGCGTATGGGACGTATGCGGGAATTGACGCCAATATCAACGCCTGGAAAGACTATAAAAACACCCAAGATATCGTCAAGGACTCAACAGAGGGCCTTGCTGAGAAGCTGCCCGTAATAAAAGACAAGCTGGAAGAGATCAGTAAGCGTACGGGTGTCACCGTCGTCACCATGAAAGACCTGAACAAGGCAGTCGATGACGGTCGATTAGTCTTCGATGAGGCCTCCAATTCCTATGTACTCGCAGGGGAAAAGGTCAGGAATTTTGATGCGGAAGTAGAAGCGGCAGCCGGTTCCAGCTTTGACTTTGCGGATGAAGTCAACAAAATGGCCAAAGTCTTAAATGTGGCGGAAGTCAGTGCGGAAGAAGCCAAAAAGGGCTTTGAATCACTGGCGCAAGCCGAGAAATATCTGGCGGATACGGCTAAAGAGGGTCATGCCCGGTTCATTGAGTTCCGGGACGGTTTGTATCACGTTACGGAAGGGGGTTTTGAGACAGCGCAGTCTCAAAAGGAATTGGCGGATGAAACCAAAGCGGCCGCTGAAGCAGGTAAAGAAGGGTCTGAAGAATGGAAGCGGGTTCAGGAAGTGCTACTGAAAACCCAAGAACAGGCCAACAATTTCACCATTGAAATGGAGAAATTGTCGAACGAACGCTATGAAATCGACGTTCGGGCCGCCGTGGATTTGCAGACGGCTGAAATTGAGGCTCAAACCCAGCGCATTGCCTCGGCGTTTACTGCCGTGACCGATGTGATTGGTACGCTGGCCGGAAGCGTCACGGAACTGTGGTCGTTATTCTCGGATAAGGCCGGAACTGTCGGGGGTTCCGAATTGGAGGCGGCGGCGTTACGCATGGAGCAACGGTTGGATGCCGAACTGGATTTAAAACGCCAGATGACCGAAGCCGTGATGGCCCAGACCTATGCCCTGACCAGTCGGCTGAATTCCGGAGAACCGTTGATCAGTATCGACGGCGGAACCCTGGCCCCCGAATTGGAACTGGTGTTTGAAAAGATATTGAAATATACCCAAGTGCGGATGACGCAAGAGGGCTTAGCTATGTTGGTGGGGTTATGATTGTCAGTTTGTGCTCCAAATTATTTGATTATGAAGGCGATTTTTTATTGGATGTGGATATGAGCACTAGCGACTTAAGCCACTTATCCCGTCGGGTATCCCGGACGGCTGCGCTGAATGGGGAAGCCTTGATCGTGGATAACGGCTATTCCGCCAGTGATGCCACCTTCATACTCGAGGTCCGGCAGGTGGATTTGAACTTACGTGCACAATTGGCGACCCTGATCACCCGACATAGTTACTTGACCCTATCCTGTGCCGTGGGTCTCTTTTTGGGTGTGGTGGAGTACGTGGACGAATCCAGGGGTTTTAAACTTAAATTTTTAGTTAAGGCGCAGGTCAACGAATGAAACAACTATTTAACAATAATGCCAGTGGCACCTTATCCGCTTCCGTTGACGATCTGGCCGTCACGCTGGTGTTACAAGCGGGGGAAGGGGCCTTGTTTGGCTCCCCGTCGGCCACCACGTATGAACTGGCTACCCTGACGGATGATGGGGTGGTGGAAATTGTAAAGATCACCGGGCGCACAACGGACACTTTAACGGTGGTCCGGGGCCAGGAAGGCACCACGGCGCAAGCCTGGGGGTCCGGTACGACAATTGAAGGCCGGATCACGAAAGGCACCTTGGAGCACCTAGTCCAGAACGTCGCAGAAGGTACGAATGCGGTGGCAATCGGTGAAGGGGCTACAGCGGATGGTGAAAGGGCTACCGTGATGGGGAATTACGCCTATGGCATGCAAGAAGATGATGTGCTCGTCGGGTATAAGGCGATATCCACGGTGGAATCCGGGTGGTCGAGCCTTATCGATAAGGCACAAGGCGATTGGATTCGCGTTGATGTCGGTGGCACGGATTACCTGTTTAGGCAGCTTCTCGAATCAGGCACCACAGGCGTATCCCTGCCGACTTTCGGCACTGACCTCGGGGAGCTTACGGAAGATGGTTCAGTGGTGTGGCAATGTTACGGTGCAGACTCAGGAGGTGGAAGTGCTGCCTCAGCACTGGGGTTTATGAGTACGGCCTTGGGCAACCAAGCTGTAGCCATTGGCAGACATGCACATGCGGTATCAGGAGTGGCTATCGGCAACACCAGTGGTGCTATTGCCCAATCTGTCTCCGTAGGCAGGGAGTCATTAGCCAATGTGAAAGATAGTGTATGTCTGGGTCGTAACTCAGCGGTACGGATTGCCATGCCAGAATGGACCCCGGATACGGAGTTCCATTCCGGGGATGTGATCAAGAATACGGCAGGGACACATGTGTTTCGAGTTGATAATTGGTCGTCAGTCGAACAAGTCTATTTAAGCGGAGGGGTAGAACCGACATGGGATACTGATTTAAATAGCTATACCACAGATACGACGGGCTTCCCCTTCAATAACCTTTCTTGGCAGTGCATCGCCCCGATAGGAGATTATGCCTTATCGGAGACGATAGGCGGTGTGGCTATGGGGGGCTATGCAACCACGGAGCAGGGAGGTGTTGCCCTCGGGTATGAAGCCCATGGCGTCTATAACGGCATTGGTATCGGCCAAGCAGCTATTGCCGTTATGGGCATCGGCATTGGCAACACCGCATATGCCAATGGGGGGGTTGCCATCGGTAAATCCGCATATGCAGCTTCTGATGTGGAATGGAATACAGGTGCCCTAGCCCTAGGGGACTATGCCAGGGCCTACGGAGAGTATAGCAGTTTGGCCATTGGGGAGGGGGCGGAAGCCGCTAATATCCACACCATAGCAATTGGTCCTTATTCGATGGCTAGGGTTGAAAACTCCCATGTGCTAGGGGGTCTGTCAATTGCTCCGAAAAGCGACGGGTACGTTGAATATGATGCCGTGATCTACGGTTCCAGCCAGGAAAACTACCTCCTCGCTAAGGAAGTGTCGCTTACTCAAACAGCCGCAGATGATATAATAGTGATACCTATCCCCGAAGGGGCCTTATTTTTTGTCTCTGAAGTTGGATTAATTCTTACTGAATCTGATACGGTGACAGGTCAACCGGAGATAAGTTTTGGTGTGACAGGTAGTACGGAAGCGTTATTGGCTCAAGTGGCTACGACAAAGAGTGTTGAAGGGGGTAGGAATAAATACACTCCGTTGTCAGATGATGGGATCACTACAGCGATTACCGCTAGCTTAAAGGTATCTGCAACCGCAACAGCCCTAAAGGGGCGGTTCTATATCAAAGGCTTGCTGGTTGAGGGTCAGTAAATGGTAATTAACGGGGGGGTGATCAATGGCACAGCGATCAATGCCGCATCAAGTAGCGGTCGTAACCTGGAAGCCCTCCCCCGGATGTGGGTGGCGACCCGCTATCGCTGTTATTTGACCGGCGAGGCCGACGGCTTGCCGACGGATTTAGAACTGCCGATCAGTTCCTTCCAGACCCGATTGCGATTGACCGGGGACACCGTCTTGACCACGGTGATCAAAGGCGTGGACGCTTATATTGATGCTATCGAAGCCCGGTCTTCCGGGATGTTGCAGGTCTGGCGAGAATACGTGATGTTTGACGGGACGACCCTGCCCTTTTTAATGGTGGAGGCCGCGTTTGACGAGATCACTACCCACACAGGTGGCCGTGCGGGTAGTACCGGGGTGCTGACCGCTCGGGGTCCCTTTGCCCCTAATATCACCGAGATCATTGCCTTAACCACCCCCATCTATTATAGCTTTTCTGGGGGCAAGCGCCGCTACCGGTGTGAGCTGGACCCCCGCTTGCGACCCGGAGATACCGCCCTGATTAACGGGGATGAATTGGTGGTGGATACCATCATCCACATTGTCGACGTGAAAACTACGATTATGGAAATCTCGGAAGTCTAATGGGTAAAGTTACAATTCTGCAAAGCCTGGGGGCGGGCTACTATAAGATTAAGGTGCATTTCGACAATTCTCGTGTGGCAGCAAGGCTCAGTCTATTCGAGGAAAAAATCCCTAAGTTGGAAGCGCGGCTGACGGAAATCTCCGAACGAAAAACGGAACAACAAGTCCTGGTTAATCAAGCCTTACAGGCCCTCAATCAGTATGTGGCTACTACTCCGGTACAAGAATATGTCCAGAACCCCAGCACCTTGAATAAGCTGACGGCAGCGGCGTATGCCGAACGGGGCAAACTGGATACCATTGACCGGGAAGAACGCTTGGTCAAGCTGCAAAAAAAGGAAATGGAACAGGAAAAGAAAAAGCTGACTTCGTTGTGCCCGGACGATTTTGAGACTTATGCATGGTGCGTGGCGAACAATGAAAACTTGACCGGTGAGCTGGAATCGATTGAATGCGATTACCTGTTGCAACGGGACATCCACACCGATCAAATTAAGAATGACACTGGCATTTGGCTTCCAGGCACTGCATCTGCCCCGGAATCTACGCTACAGCATGCACTGGCCTCCTCGGCCTGGGCGGCTTGGTTTAATCTCTGCGTGGCCCCGGCTGCCCAACGCCATAAAGCCCGATACCGGGTGGCAGTGATTGACGGCTTGGATAAGGACGCCAATACTTGTAACCTGACCTTTCAGGGCCGCTATGATATGAGCAAGGACCCGTCCAAACTGGTCGATGATACGCCGATTCACCCGCAGTTTTCCGAAGCCCAGCAAGTTCACTACACCGGAGCGGATATCGTCTATCCACCCTGTAATGGAAAGGCCTTTGAGGATGGGGATAAAGTGATTGTGGATTTACATGGTGGAGTAGGAACACCAACGGTGATTGGATTTTATGAAAACCCAAGGAAATGTCAAGGCCCATGGACATTCATAACATTGCTTGGGTTTAACACTAATGGTGTACCCGGAGAACTTGGTATTCCATTGGATGCATCCGGCCAGGGGCCGATATCCGTCTATTCCTATACCGTATTAGTGGAGGGGTTCGACTGGGAGACTGTGCCAGGTTCCTTGATGCAATCAACAACTGTGGACGAAATAGAGACGAATGCCGAATTCCAACGGATGTACACTACAGCCGCGTTAGGGGTGTCAATAAAAATTGTACAGACATTTACTCGAACATTGACAGCCCATAAAAAACAGAATATGTACTATCCCGCCACATTCGAGTATGAAGAGTATGAAGTACTATTAGAGGAATCCATCACGTCAGATATGACTATAGGTGATGTGCATTATGGCGACATTTACAGCTATTCAGGCACGACTACTATTACTGGCAGTCCAGGGGTAGAAGGTACTTCACATCGGGAATTTACCGCTACAGCTAAGCAGCTAGCTATTTATCAAGATGGGTCTGTAAAGGCCACAAGAAACTATTCTGCAACAGGAACCCAGCATGAGGGGGTGTCGAGTATTACCTATTCCCGCATAACAACGGGGGATTTAGATGATATTACTGATGAGGATATTATCAACGCTGAAACAAGTACCTGGAATCCTGGGTTCTTGGCCTATATGCAGCCTGAACCGTTTCCTACACCAGGACCAAATAATGTCGATATAATGTTGAATAGTAATGCGTGGTGATACAGATGTAAAAGAAATACGGCATTAAAGGATGTTTTTCAAATTGAATATAATAAGTTCTTGAATAATAAAAATATATTATCGATGTGTCGCGGGTTCAATTCCCGCCGCCTCCACCAATTCCGAAAGGCGAACTGATCTCAGTTCGCCTTTTTTATTGCCTGCGCCCCGCGCTACAGGCCTTACCTTGTAAGGCTTTACGGACTTCGCGCCTTTCTTGATCGCGGACTTTTCAGGGCAATTCTTCTCAGAATGGCCCAATACTCTCAGTGACTCTCCCCACCGCGCAAAGCCCAAGTCCATGGCTAGAGAATAGAGGACCATTGAAAAACAATGGATTATTGGCGGACTCATCAACGGAGCTTGAATGCGAAATCGGGTGAGCGAAAGGAAACTAAGTAATGGGCATGGAATAAATCAGGGAATTGGGAGCCAATGTAACAAAAATGTTTGTATTTATTGATAATTACCCACAACTCGCAACATCGGTCAAGCCCTTATATGCAATCAGGAGCCTTGATCGATAAGCTCTTCGCTTGCAGGAGTCGGTCAGGCTGGATAGTATTACCTATCTAAAATGATATATATAGGTAATACTATCCATGGCAAAGCCCTCTACCGCCAGCAGTGCCTGGCACAAGGCCCTGATGACCATCCGAGAACTGGGAGGCATCATCCGTACAACGGATGCAATCCAGGCAGGGATTCATCCCCGAACGCTGTATCAGCTTAGAGACAGTGGCGAGCTGGAGGTTCTGTCACGAGGCGTTTACCGCCTTACAGCTCAGGGCGACATTTCCGATCCGGACCTTGTCACCGTAGCGACGAGAGTTCCTCAGGCCATCATATGTCTGGTATCGGCACTGGCTTTTCACGAAATCACCACTCAAATTCCTCATGCCGTTTCCATTGCGTTGGCCAAGGGCTCGGAAACACCACGCCTGGATTATCCTCCGCTAAGCGTATACAGGTTTTCTGAAGCAGCACTAAAGGAAGGCGTTGAAACACATCAGATTGATGGCATTTCAGTCAAAGTTTATTGCCCGGAAAAGACACTGGCAGACTGCTTTAAATTTAGAAACAAACTCGGAATGGACATCGTGCTGGAAGCCCTAAAACTCTATAAAGCACGCAAAAAATTTAACCTCGGCGAACTGATCAGGTATGCGAAAGTCTGCCGGGTGGAAAAAGTCATGCGCCCCTATCTGGAGGCAACACTATGA